ACCTGAATATATTCCTATAGCAACTGAATTTTCTTCAATTGAACCAACATAATCATGATTACTATTTATATCATTAAAAGTAATACCACCACTCATATCTATACTATTTGAAATATTTACATTACCATTAACAGTTAAATTATTACTAACATCTACATTACCACTACTATTATTATTAATAATACCATTCGAATTACTATCCCAATATTGAGTGCCTCCTCCGCCAATAGGAATACCATTAACTAATACATTAGTTGCAACTAAATTAATTGTATGATTATCACTAATGATTAATCCACCTGAATATATTCCTATAGCAACTGAATTTTCTTCAATTGAACCAACATAATCATGATTACTATTTATATCATTAAAAGTAATACCACCACTCATATCTATACTATTTGAAATATTTACATTACCAATTATATTTAAAATACCATTAGCAACACTAGTTTCCAACTGTATATTTGTTGCGTTAAGGTAAATTGACAAACCTGAATAATCTATGTTTAAATTACCACTAGTAGTGCCACCACTAGTAATACTCAACCCATATTTAGTACTTTCATCATAAACACCATTTATAGTGTTACCACTAGAAAAAATAATAGTACCACCAGATGTAGTATTCGAAAAAGAAATATTACCATTAACATCTAAATTACTGTTAAAACTTACATCATATTCAAATTCATTATATCCAGTAAATATTTGAGGACTACTACTTGATCCATTATTAACAAAAGCAATATCATTTGCTGATGATAAAATTGAATTATCATTAAACGTAATCCCACTATCACTAGTAGAACAAATAATAGATTTATTAAAAGTATTATTATTCGTAAATGTTTGATTAGCATTAACAAAAACAATATCTGTCGATGTATTATTATTACTAAAAGTTACAGTATCACTAAAAGTTACAGCAGTATTACCACTAAAAGTTACAGTATTACCACTAAAAGTTACAGTATCACTAAAAGTTTGAGATGATATAAATGTATTAGATGCATTAACAAAAACAATATATGTTGATGATAATAATTGTGAACCATCATTAAACGTAATCCCACTACTACCAGTAGAAAAAACAATATTACCACTAATATCTATATTATTTAAAAATGCGTTATATCCATAAAATGTTTGAGGACTACCATTTAATCCACCATAAAGATAAACATCTCCTCCTCCTCCTCCAGTTCCTATAGGACTACCATTAACTAAAACATAAGTTGCAACTAAATTAATTGTATGTTTATCACTAATGATTAATCCACCTGGATAAGATCCAGAAACATCTATAATAGTTGAATTTTCTTCAATTGAACCAAAATAATTATTATTATTACTTATATCATAAAAAGTAATATTACCACTAATATCTATATTACCACTAACATCTAAATTATTAAAAATTTTTACATTACCCGAATTATTATTAATAATGTCATTAGTATTATTATAACTATTCCAAAATTGAGTACTTAAAAAATTAGCACTAATATCACTTTCGAAATTAATAAAAGAATTGGGTTGTCCTACATTTTGAGTGACTAATAAATTATTGGATGTATTATATTTATTGCTAACAATATTATTTTTAGCAGCAAAAGTCGTTCCTCCGAATTGTCTAAATGACATATATAAATAAGTTATTAAATTTTTGTATTAAATAACTTATAAGAATTGTATATAATGGGTTATAATATAGAAATTTCATTTAATTTGCTTAAGAATAGTAATGTATGTAATTTACAAGAAATGGTAAAAAATAAAGCATATGAATATGGTTGTATTTCTTGTTATGAAGATTACGAATATAATTCATCATCAAAAATGATTCGTAATCATTGTATAATAACGTGTAATTTTGATATTACAAATATGAATTTATCTAAATTTATAAATTTAATAAAAAATAAGAAGGAATTATATTTAGAATCGATTTATGATGATGAAAAAAATATATTAGTGTATGCTTCAAAATATTATAGTACACAACAAATGAATGAAAAAAATGTGAAAGATGTGAAAGATTGTAAAATGATTTAGAGTTTATTGGATAGTTAAATATTTAGAATTAGATTTAGAAATATTATTTGGTTTAGATTTAGATTTAGATTTAGATTTAGATTTAGAAATATTGTTTAAGTTAGAGTAAGATTTATATTTTGTCAAATATTTTTTATTAGTTTTATTTTTAGTTTGATAGTTAGATTTATTCATATATGATAAAGGTAATGGTAATAATGGTGGACGTGTATTAAAATCGTGTTGAAGTCTTTTATCAATAGATAAAGTATCAGTTTTAGGATTTAATATTTTATCCCAAAATTGATTATTATAAAAATTATTTTTATCTAATTTTAAATTGGAATGCTGAATATTTCCATTTTTATTAATATCTAGAGAGAGATTTCCAATATCTCCATTAAAATTAGAATCCCACTTTACTTGATTAAAGTTAGTAGGATGTTGTTTATTTTGACTATCATAAATAAAAGATTGTGAAAATCCTTTATTTTTAAAATAAGTATTTGACATTTATATATATTAAATAAAATAAATATATAAAATATGGAATTAAAATATGTTGAATTAGATAATACAGATAATACAAATAATACAAATAATGAAAAGTATTGGGAGTCTCAAGTAAAAGTTCAGCCTATAAAAAAGAAAGTGTCATTTGATGATATATTATTAAATATGAATTTAGTAGTAAATAATGCTGGTGTATTACAATTTATATCTCCACTACAAAATAATGATTTGATAAACCAAGAATCAGAAGTATATTCAACAAATGGAAAATTTCAGAGTATTAGAAGAATGAATAATTCTAGTTTTTCACAAAAAACAAAAGAAGAATCTGTAGAACCAGTTGTAAAACATAGTTATATTTATAATAAATATTTTAAAGATTATAAAAATCCAGGTGAATCAATACCAGAAATAAGAGTACCTCGATCAATGGAAGAATATAAAAGAATGTTATTAGAAGATAAAATAAAAAATATAAAAGAAAAGAATAGAATTTCTCAAATTAAATCAAAGAAATTAATATTTACAAATACTGGAAATATAAAAGCAAGTACTCCAGTTAGAATGATGAGATTTAATTAATAAACTGAATTTATTTTTATCTAAATTAATTAAATGCATTGTTCGTTGATTATATGATGTAAATGTGTGGTTTGTGTTGTAATATTTGTAATAGTTATTCTACATAAAGGACAAATAGTATTTTTTCTTGTATTAATGTTACTTTTAATTAAATTTTTAAGACAATTACCACAAAATAAATGATTACAATTAAGTAAACAGAATTCTGTAGTATCAAGTACTTCCATACAAATACAACATTCATTATATTTTTCTTCTTCTTTATTAATATTTATAAAATCGCAAGTAACAGTAATAGGAGGAGGAGGAGGAGGAGTATAAATACTTTCTGAAGTAAGTCCTTCAGTATCATTCATAGTATAATATTCAACATCATTTATAGTAATAGTAGTAGGGAATCTATCAATAAACCAACGAGGAACTTCAATTTCTTCCTGATGAATAATATTATTATTAGCTTCATCTTCCTCCTGATGAATAATATTATTATCTTGATTAGGAATAATATTATTATCTTGAATAAAAATGATGTTACCACTAGGATCAATAATTGTTGTAAAAACGTATCTGTTGTCGTTGTTCATTCTGTTGTAAATATTAAATATAATAATAATATATATTTAAGTAGTATTCATTTTTTTTATAAATTAACTATTAGAAACAATATCAAAATCCATTAAAGAATTAGAAGAATCTGAATTTTTACTATTTTTATCTTCATTATTTAAATTTTTATCATTTTTATCATTTTTATCATTATGAGATGTATTTATTTTATAATCGAATAATTTGATAACATTAGGGAATTTATTTAAAGAAAATATATTATTTTTAGATAAGTTGCCTTTTTCAAGTGTATCAAACAATTGATTAGTTAAATGAATATTATTATTTAATAATTGATTAGTTTTATCAAATTTATTAATTAATTTATTAAATTTAGCATCATGTAAATGTAAATTATATTTAATATGTTGTTTTTCAATCTCTTTAGATTGTTTTAAATATTTATCTTGACTACCATAGGGATCCATAATATCTTCAATAAAAGTGCTTAATTTTCGTGGATCCGTAATTTGAGAATCTAAATTATAACCACATAAAATCCATCTTCTAAATATTAATTTTTTATTTTTTTCAGCATTTTCGATTTCTTTAACAAACATATCATCAATAATAGAAAAAGCGGATTTTAAAATTAATAAATTAGTGATATGTTTATCTTTTTCTTTTTGAGCTTTAGAAATTTCGAGTTCTAAATTAGATATAGTAGAATATTTTTTATTTTTATTTTTTTTAGATTTTAAAACAGCAATTAAATAATTTTTTTGATTTTTGATTTCTTTTAATGAATTAATTTTACGTTTTCGTATATCTTCTAATTTTTTAATAATTAAAAATACATTAGTATTATAAATGATAGAATAACGTATTCGAATATCTTTTGGAATAATAAAATGATTGGTTTCTTTAATTTCATTAATTTTTTTTTCAATATCATCAATTTTTGTTTTAATTAAACTTTTATCAGTATTATCTTTATTGAATAATAGGGTAGTTCCGGATAAAAATTCAATAGATGTTTGTAATTTATCATATTGATGAGATGATATTTTATGTGCTTCAGAAGCTGCATCTAATTTTAAATAATTTACAAGAGCTAATAAAAAAGCGATTATTCCATTAACACAAGCTATTAAATAAGAACCCCAAAAATAATCTTTAACAATGGATGATAAAACGGTTGCTCCTGTAGATAATAATATAGCAGGCATCATAATTGAATTTAATCTATATTCACAATATGCTTTAGATTCCATATAAATAATTTTTTGTCCTTTTAAATAAGTGGCTAATATATCAAGAGCACTAGAATGATATTCATTTTCTGAGAAATAATTTTCATTAATTTCTTTTTCAACTTCTTTATAAGTAAATTTTTTAAATGTAATAATTGTATTATTATTATTTAATTTCATTATATTATTTGATAAATCTTTATTATTAGATAATAATTTATTTACATCAATGATTTTATGTAGATGATCATAATCATCATCCTCATCATCATCATTGAGTTGAAAATTGTTTTCATTATTAAGTTCATCATTTACATTAAGTTCATTATTTACATAATTAAGTTCATTAATATTATCATAATCATCTAAAAACTGATGATTAGTATGACTTAATTTAACAGATAAATCATATTGTTGATTAATTTCGATATTATCTATTATATTATCAGTTGTATTTGTATTTTCCATATTATTATTTGTAATATCTATATTCATATATATTTTCTTTAAATATATTATAATATAATGAGTAAAACATATAAAGGAGGACAACGAGGAATTGCAACAAAAGGATGGAAGAATGAAAAACCCGGTTATCGAGAAAAAACTATAATGTTAAATAAATGTGGTAAAAAGTGTTTTTTAGGTGAAAATAAATCATTTCCAATTTGTAAAAAAAAAACATGTAAAATAAGTTCAAAGGGGGTATATTCTGCTTACATTAGAGCACGTCAATATAAACATCATACTATATCAAAAAAAGCAAATAAGAAACTTATAAAAATGAAAGTTAAAAGATAATTTTTCTTTCTAAATTATTAATTGTTTTTATTTAAATAATAAAAGAAAGAAAGATAAAATAAAAATTATTATTAATTTAAATAAAAATGAATAAAATTATAAATTATATAAATTATAATATAAGTTAAATAATGTTGTTGTATTTTTACAATATATTCAAAAAAAAACAAACTGAAAATGATGAATGGGGATATTTTATAGATTTAGAAAATACTTCATTCAATTGTTCAAATAATGAAGAATTGATTCGTATAAAATATAAAGTTCCTTATTATAATAATATGGTTGAATATAATGATGATGAAGAAAATGAAAATAATTTAAAAAAGAATGATAATTCTTTTTATGTATTGATTATAGTAGGATTTTTATATATTAATATACAAAATATGATATATAATATAATAAATATTATATGTTATTGGTATCAGTATTAATATTAGTATTATTAGAATTATATACTAAATAATCTAAATAATTATTAGCACCACAAATAGTATTTCCAAATAAATTACCACAAGGGTCTATATTATAATTTATATAAGGTATTAAATTTGGTGTATTATTAATAGTTGTAGGAATATTATTATTTGTATAATTTTGAATAACAGGAACATCTAATAAATTTAAATTTGTAATTAAATTAATATATAAATTAGATTTGTTAATATCATTAACTTTTTTTTTACAAAATAAAACATTAGATTTTTTATTATATGTATAATCACTTGCATTTTGATTATTAGTAAATACTTTAAAAGTTTTATTACACGAAGTAATATTAAATGAATTTGCCATATAAAGTATATTAATATTATAAGTAATAAATTTATAACATTATAATATATGGCTGAATATGTTTTAAAAAAAACAAAATTGTTTCCAGAAACAATTTGTTTTAATAAATCTAAATGGAAATGGGTATATGGAGAATGTGGTGGAATAAATTTAAATGGAGAAGATCAATATACTTTATTAGGAGGTGGTGCTACTTCAAAAACTTATGTAAATACAACAAAAACAAAATTAGTTAAAATAATATTTCAAAGTGATTTTGCAACTCAAGGTGAATTTATAGAGAATTGTATGAATGAAGTTGGATTACAATCAGAAGTAAGTAGAATGGATATGGCTCCTATAATTTATTTACACGGTTATGTAGAACCTAGTTCAGAATATAAATCCATATTTTTAAATAAACCTTTTTATTTTATTGTAATGGATTATTTATTAAGTTATAGTGAAGATGAAGATGGATGGGAAATAATAATAATGAATCCTCATTTAAAACAACAGTTAAAACTTCAATTATATAAATTTATTACAGATTTAGTAACACAAACAGGAATATATAATACTTTAGATCCTTATGTTCATTTTTATTATAATGACTCAACTCATAAAATATATATGATTGATTATGGAACTTGTAAAAAATGTATAGATACAGATGAAAAATTGATTAAAATTGAAGAAATGTTTAAATTATTATATCCAGAGGATGAAGAAAGTGTATCATCATCATCAAAACCAGTTGCGACATCATTAAGTGCGATTTCAATGGTAACAAAAGGTGGTAAAAGTAAAAAAAGGAATAGAATAAAGAGAATGAAAATAATAAATATAACAAAGAAACATAAAAAGAAAAAGATATAATTTAATAAATCAATTTAAAAAATTCATTTGTATTAAATTAATTAATTAATGGAAGAAGAAAAACAAGATTCAAATATAAAATGGGAAAATACAATTGAATTTACTTTTCCTATAGTTGGTGGAAAAGTAATTAAAGTATATGATGGAGATACTATAACAATTGCTTCTAAATTACCATATGAAAAGTCTCCATTATATAGATTACATGTAAGATTAAATGGAATTGATACACCAGAAATGAAAGGTAAAAATATTTCATTAGAAGAAAAAGAATCTGCAAAAAAAGCGCGAGATTTTGTATCTAATTTGACTTTAAATAAATATGTAGAATTAAAAAATATAAAATCTGAAAAGTATGGACGTATTTTAGCAGATGTATATATTGATAATGTAAATTTAAATCAATTATTAGTTGAAAAATTATATGCAGTTGTATATGATGGTAAAAAAAAACAAAAACCATCTTCTTGGACAAAATATAATCTTACAGGTGAGTTTTAAAATCATACATCATAAAATACAATTATAGAAATGAAATATTTATTTATTTTATTAAATAAATATTTCAAATACTTAAATACTTAAATATCATATACAGTAGTAAGATTTATACAAAAACTATAATCCATATTATTTAAATCAATCACTCTACCATATTCATCTAATAATTGAATATTCATAGATTGAATATTCACTGGACCAAAATATTCACGAGGAGTTGTTATAATATTTAAATTATTTTGTTCTGTAACATTAAATGCGTTAAATGTATTTAATTGAGTTGATATACGTGCTAATATATTTTTATTTAATATTGATGAATTATAAGCACAAATAAAATTATTATTTACATTATTATTATAATCATCCACAACTAAAAAAATGTATTTAGGACCACTAATATCAACACAACCTTCTGATACATAATTTAAATTATTGTTATAAATACCATTTCTAAAACCAAGAAACCATCCAAATTTTAATGGTAATGGCGTATTTAAATCACTCAGTCCATTAATATCTGCTTGAAAATTAAGTGAAATATTTGTATTATTATCATTTATATTAGTAAATCCAACTAATGTTTGACAACTTCCTGTTGTTGAATTTGTTAAATTAATCACAAAATTCACATTGTTAAAAGGAGAACCTGCTAACAATAATTGATTATTTATACATGTCATAATAGAAGTATTATCATAATTTCCATCTGGAATATTAATTACAGTAGTTGATTCATTCACTATTATAGTAAAATAATTATTTCCATATTGTTTAGATACTACATAATAAGTATTTGGCAATTCAATCGATACTAAACGCATTTGTAAAACATTGTTCATGTTAATTGGTAAACTAAAATTAAAATTGGTTGAAGCAGAATTAAAATAATTCTCTCTAAATTTAGTATCAATATTTAAATTTTTTATTATAGTTCTTTTTTTTAGTGGATTTATTACTCCTGCAAAAAATTCACTTGGATAAGAATTCACATAAGGAGTTTTTATATTCTCTCTTGTTTGAACCATATGTTCTTGTATGTTTTCTATTTCTGATGATTGTAGTTTATTATTATTATTATATAATTTATCTATTTTTTCTTTTAATGAATCTACCTCATTTTTATCTTCTGCAGAATTATTTAAAATTCTATTTTTGGCTTTTACTATAAATTGTAAAGTTTTCAATTTTGTTTCTTTATCTATATTTTTATTATTAATAATATTATTTCTTAATTTATTTTCTTTATTTTCAAAAATAAATGTATTATAATTAGATGGTAATTCAAACATATCTATTAATTCATCTTTTGTATAATTGTTAATATTTAAATCAAAGTTCATATATTATATAATATAAATTTATTTAAGATATTATTATATTAAATATTAAAATTATATTCTATAAATTTATCTTTCAATTATAACACATTTAAATAAAATATTTGAATTAAGAAAAAAATAATAATATTAAATATTATTAATTGTGTATATATGTCAGTAAATTATGAACAATATTTAGGGTCTAAAAGTTGTTGTTCTTTAGGTGGAGAATAGGACCACAAGGAATACAAGGAATACAAGGTAATAGAGATTTTACTGGAGTAATGGGATCAACTGGACCTCTGGGTTATTACCTGATCAAGAGATCGCTTATTTAAATTTAAATCAACAATTCACTGGTATTAATACTTTTTCAAATTATGTCAATTTTTAGTTCCACAATCTAATTTAATTACAACTAATTTAAGTAGCGGAACATTAGTAATGGTAATAATAAATTTATTAATAGTTATATTTTCATAAAGATATATGATTATATAAAATAAAAATAAAAATAAAAATAAAAAATTGATTAATAAATTGTATTAAATACAATTCATTAAATACTATAATGGAACTATCTAAAGAACAACAATTTGCGTTTAATAAATATGTTGACAAACAAAACATATTTATTACAGGTCCAGGAGGGTCAGGTAAATCAGCTTTAATAAAAATAATAAATGAAGATGCTCATAATAAATTAAAAAATATTCAAGTTTGTGCGTTGACAGGATGTGCCGCAGTTTTATTAGATTGTAAAGCGAAAACGTTACATTCTTGGGCAGGAATAGGATTAGGAAATGGTACAATAGAATATTTAGTTGCGAAAATAAATAAAAATAAATTTACAAAAGCTTTATGGAGAGAAATAGAAATTTTAGTTGTGGATGAGATAAGTATGCTTTCTTTAAAATTATTTAATATTTTAAATCAAATCGGAAAAATAATAAGAAGAAATCCAAGACCATTTGGAGGAATTCAACTTATATTTTTAGGAGATTTTTACCAATTACCTCCAGTAGGAGATAAAGATGATTTAGAAACTCAATGTTATTGTTTTGAAAGTATTGATTGGAATACCACATTTCATAATGAGAATCAAATACAGTTAATAAAAATATTTAGACAAAAAGATGAAATGTATTGTAATATTTTAAATCAAATACGTCAAGGTAAAATTAAGCGTAAAACGAATAATTTATTATTAGGATATGTAGGTAGACCATTGAATGACGATTTAATAGTTGAACCGACAAAATTATTACCGACACGTAGTAAAGTAGAAAATATAAATAAGAAAAAGATGTCTTTATTATTAGGTGAAGAAAGAGAATATAAAATAAAATATATAAAAGAAATAGAATTATCTAGACAAGATAGAGAGAAACAATCAATATTTTCACAAAAAGAAAAAGATTTTGAATTAGATTTTTTAGCAAACAATTTAATATGTGATAAAGAGATAAAATTAAAGATAGGTTCTCAAGTGATGTGTATAATTAATATTCAAACTGATTTAGAAGTTGAATTATGTAATGGTAGTCAAGGTATTGTAACAAATTTTTGTGAAATTACAGGTTATCCTTGTGTTAAATTTAACAATGGTATAGAAAGAATAATGACACGTCATAATTGGATAAGTGATAAAATTCCTGGTATAGGTGTTTCACAAGTGCCTATTATTTTAGCGTGGGCTTTAACAATTCATAAATCTCAAGGTGCCACGATGGATGCTGCGGAAATTGATGTAGGAAGTGAAATATTTGAATGTGGACAAACTTATGTAGCACTTTCAAGAGTAAAAAGTTTAGATGGTTTATATTTAACTTCATTTGATGCGAGTAAAATATGTATAAATAAAAAAGTAAAAGAATTTTATGAAAGATTATCAATTTAAATAATAATTAAAAATAAAATTGAAATTAAAAACTTATTATTAGTAATAATAATAAATATTAAGTAATTGAAATGTCAATTGTCAAAAAGGTTGTTTTTAAAATGAATGAGGAGATGTTAATAAATGAGGATATAATAAATAAAGAGATAATAAATGATGAGGAGGAGGTAGATCGTGTAAATAAAAATATTTATAGATATAAATTTACACAAGAATTTATTGATGAATTATATAAATTTTCTAAAATTCATCAATATGATGATAGAAAAGTATTTAAAGAAGCTTGGAATGAATGGTTAGAAATGAATAAAGATATAGTTTTAAATGAAACGAATTATTTATTAAATTTAGGTTATAATAAAAATATTTTAGATAAAATGTTTAAATCTTCAAAATATTATTTTAGAAAAAAGAGTACAGAAAAAAGTGCTCCAACCCAAAGAAGAAGTTATACGAATGTTCAAAAAGTGTTGTTAGATGCGATGGATAAAGATATAAAAGATATAAATAAAATAAATTATAAACCTTCTGAAAGATTTAATGATTTTTGTAATAAAAATATAGATTTATTAAAAGAAGAAGTAAATACAATGTGTAAAAATGGTTTTAAAGATCCTATTGAAATACAAAAAAAAATAAAAAAAACATATAATAATAGATATTTCTTATTATTAAATATAAAGAAATAAATTAAAATAAAGAATGATATCAAATATAGAAATAAGTAATATAAATAAACATATTTTAAAATATGAGAATAAAACTAAAAATAAAAACAAAAACATAGAAATGTATTCAACAATTATAAAATATGATTTTTCTAGTATAAATGAAATAAATATAAGTAATATAATAAAAAATATAGATAATTATTATACAAATTATTTAATAATAGAGAATTATGATTTTGTAAATATTAGTCAATTAAATGAAACAACAATTGAAAAATTCCAATTAATAAATGATATAAAATATTTAATAATAAAATATAATAAAAATGAGTTAATAGATTTAAATACTTTTTTATTTAATTTATATAATGCCAAATTTTTTATTTTTCATATAATAGATTCATTTATATATATATTAAAAAGTCTAATAAAATTGAATTCGAATAATATTTGTTATTTTAATTTATCTCCTGAAAATATAAAATTTAATATAGATTATGGAGAAAAACCGATGTTATCTAATTTTCATTCAAGTTTACAAATTTCGAAATTATCAGTTGAATATATAACTAATATTATAAAAAAAATAAATAATTATACATATAAACCATTAGAAATTCATATATTATTTTATTTTATTGAAAATAACATATTTACTATTTCATATTCATTTATTGAAGAAATAACTGAAGTTTTTATACAAAATTTAACAATTTTAAATCTTTTTTCAGAAAATTTTAAAGAAACATATAAAAAATATTGTATAGATTTTTTAAAAAAATATATTAATAAATCAAAAACAGATATAATCACAGATATTTTAAAATATAATGATAAATGGGATGTATATAGTTTAAGTATAATTTATTTACATTATATTGGAAATATTTTAAAATTATTCTCTCTTGATGAAGATTTTTTTCGTAAAATTATAAATGAATTATCTAAAAATATAAATCCGGATCCTTCTAAAAGGAATAGTTTACACAATTTATTAGAAACATATAATGAACTTTTTAATAAAGTGAAAGATTGGGATTTTGTAAATAAAATACAAACGAATAAATTGCCTAAATTATTTCATATTTAATTTTGTTTTATTGATTTCTTCTCGTTGTCCCTCCTTTTTTTTTATAAGTTTTTCCTGCATCAATTAAAGCTTGTTTAAAAGAATAATTTTTATTTTTTAATCTGCCTTGTTTAAAAACTCTACTTGTATATAAATTCCATTCAGATGGTTGTTTTTTTGTTTTTCGAATTTTAGGTGTTTTTTTATGTTTGTTGTGTCTTGTCATTATATATAAAGTAAATATAATTATATAATTTAATTTATAAATTAGAATATTACAATTGTAAATAATAAAAAAAAAGAAAAAAAGAAAAAAATTATGAATGTAATAAATTAAATTCTAATGCGAACGAATAATCATTATTTAATAAATTTATTTCTTTTCCATATTTATTTAATAATTTAATTTGTAATTGTCGAATTCTTACAGGTCCATAGTATTCTCTCAATTTAAATATATAATCACATCCATTATTATTATTATTATTAATAATTAAATTATTAGAAAGTCCATTAAATGTATTTAATGTAATACGTCCTAATATATTATTACTAATTAATGAGTCATATGTTTGAGAGACGATAGTATTAGAATCGAAATTTTTATTAAAATCATCTATATAAAGAAAAATATAATTTTCTATTGATAAAGAAGATTCGCTTTGTATATATCCATAATATAATACAGCAGGACTAGTTGTAATAATATCATTATATGTATTATAAATATTAGCAGAATAGGTCGTATTTTTATAACCTAAATATTTTCCAAAATTACTATTGACAAAATCGATAGTATAAGAAAAGTTAGGAGAATAATAACTATTAATTGGATCATAAATATTATTAGATGGATCTATATAAAAGGAGCATTTGTTTGTTATATTATTAATATTAAATTGTAAATAATTTAATCCATTACATATATTATTAAAATAATTATTTATACTAGTTATTAGTTGTGTATTTGTATAATTTCCACTGGGTAAAATGATAGTTTGAATACTATCAGGATAAATTATCATATTGGATAAATTAATTACAAAAGTATTATTTTCAAGTGTATCTGAGATATTATCCCACGTTTGAGGTAATTCGAATGATATTAATTTCATACTAATGACTTTATATAATGGATTTTGTAATTTATACATAAAATTATTGGAAGTGGTTATACTAGAATTTTCACGAAAAGTTGAATCTATAGATAATACATTTGTTGTGATTCTTCTCTCTAATGGATTAATAGTACCTTCAAATGCGGTGCTTGGATTAGTATATACAAAATTGGTATCTGGTTTATTAACAATTGGATGATTAGTTAATTTATTATTATTATTTTCAATTACACTCATTAATTTATATATTTAATTAATATATTTAAATTATAAAATAATTATAGTAATTAAATTACATATTTTTTAAAATTTGGTTGTATTATAATTTACAATTGTATTATTTAAAATAAAATTGAAATGATTTAAATATTATAATACTATATTATATTATAACAAAATGGTGAAAAATCTAACTGGAGGTAATAAATCAAAAGGGTTTGCTCGTAAAAACACTTTTAAAAATACTAGTAGTTTAAGGATTTCTCAAGAGGAATCTGAAATATATGCACAAGCTACTAAAATGTTAGGTGGTTCAATGTGTCACGTCGTTGATTTAGATGGTAAACAATATCTTTGTCATATTAGAGGTAAATTTAAAGGGAAAGGAAAACGAGATAATTTTATAAAATCTGGAACGTGGTTATTAGTTGGGTTAAGAGAATGGGAAAAAGAAATAAAATCTAAATTGTTAAATTGTGATGTTATAGAAGTATATTCTGATTCTGATAAAGAGAAAATTAAAAATACTATAATTGGAATAAATTGGAATTTGTTTATTAATAATGATATGACAAATACAGGATCATCTTCTTCTACTGATATTGAAAAAGATGATGGATTTGTATTTATGGATGATGCAACTCAAGAATATCATGAATTAATCGCATCTCATATCGCATTATTAGAAAGTAATAAAGATAAATTAAATGTTATTGCCGAAGAAGAAGAATATATTGATGTTGATAATATTTAAATATTTAAAAAAAATATTTTAATATTAATATAAAAATTTATAAATATAATATTTTTTTTAAATATTATTTTTTTTTAAATATAAATACAATATATTTAAAAAAAAATCTTCTTATTTTTTCGTGTTTTATTCTTTGGTATATATAAATAGATAGGCATATATTTTCAAGGCATATTTTATATAAAATAAAAATTTGATTTAAAGAATTGCCTTTATAATATATAAATTATACAAATGACATATCTACAAGATAAAATAAATAAGTTTTTCAAAAAAAGAAATGAAATATTTAAAAAACCACTTGAAAAAATAATAAATAAAATGTTAAATAATTGTAAATATATAAATGGAGAAAGTTTAGAGAGACATAATTGGGGAAATAATCCACTAAAATTAAAACATATCCCAAAAAACATTAATTTACCTTCATTTGAAGAAGATTTATTAAATGCACTTAATTTAGAAGATAATGAAAAATCAATAGTAGAATTATTATGGGGAGATATACAACTTGGAAAAAGAGTTCAAGCGTGTATAATTATGTGGATTTCGGTTTATATATTAAAAAGACCAGTTTTATACATTTTTAGAAATTTGACAATAGACCAAAAACAATTACAAGATGATATAATTGGAACAGAAAATTACAATTTTAATATTCAATTTATTAGAAATTTATTTGAAGAATTTAATAATGAACTCCAAGAATATTTTCAGGAAAATAATGTTGAATATTGGAAAGATTATAAACTTCCAGAACTAAAAGATATAAATAGTAATGATATTATTAGTAAATTAAGTAATAAAGAAGCAATCAATTCAAATGACATATTTTGTTGTTTAATGAACCATACTCAGTTAGCAAAACTAAATACGAAATTTAGTGAGTATATTTATTACAATGATGAACTTGTTAATATAACCACATTAGTCGATGAAAGTGATTTAATGAGTCCTACATCTTCAAATGATAGAACTAATGATAATGATAAAAAAGATTCTACCGCGTGTGAAATATTGATTGCCAAAATATATAAAAAAGTAAAATATGCGCTACATATTACAGGCACAGCACATTCATTGTTATATAATATAACAACCAGATTAAGCGACAATACTGATATACAAATTAAAATATCAAAAGTTCATAAAATGAAAAGGTCAAATGATTATTTTGGATTATTTAATAGTTCTATAAATTTTAACACAACACTTGTTGAATCTTGGTGGGATTATCAAGATACAGAAAATCATAAAAAAAAAACTTGTTATGATATTGTTGAAGATTATAATATTAATATAAAAAAAATAATAGAAGAATTACTTAAAAGACCTACAATTAAATATAATTCGTTATTGATTAGTGAAGAAAAAATAAGAGCTAATCAATTTTGTTTAGTAGATAAAATAGTCAAAGATTTCCCTAATTTGTTTATCGTAATATATCATGGAAATTGTTTAAGATTATATTTTTCAAAAAAATATGAAAAAGAAATAAAATATTGGTCTAAATGGGACTCAAAACAATCATCCACAAGTCAAAGATTATGGCAATCAGGAGGAATATACGGCTCATCTATAGATACTGAAAAATCTGAAAAACTATCTAATAATTATTGCTATTTCAATATAAATACAAAAATATTAAATATAAAATTTGTTTATAAATTATTAAGAATTTTATTTGAAAAAAGCGATACACAAATTTTATGTAAAACAATTATAACAATAACAGGTAAATATGGAGAAAGGGGATATTCTTTTACAAGTGACGATTATGATAATTATTCATTACATTTAACAGACCAGTATTTTGTGTCTCACGCATCATTAAACTGCACTGACATTTCACAACGATTAAGATTACAAGGGAAATATAACGACTTAGAACTTAAAAATGGGAGTATGAAACTTACTTTATGGACGACTCCTGAATTACAAGATATGATACAGAATTTTTATGTAAAATTTATAAAAGAAATTGAAAAATTTATTATGGGTTGTGAGAGTTGGGAAGAAATTAAAGATTTATTAGAAAGTATAATAGATAATGGAGATTTTAAGTTTGGTAAATATATGAAGTATATTGATGTCTCAAAGAAACGAAAAAATTTAAAACCAATTAAACATTATGACAGCAAAAATAATGGTTATAAATTAATTGTTATTGATGATATGAATGATACTGAAATAAATGAATGGTGTAAAGAAACTAAATTAGTTGATTATGTATGTATTAATGAAATCCAAGAAATGAATATTTATGAATTTATTGATAAATATGGTGATTATGAAAGCGATGTTCCTCTGTGCATTGTTAAAAATAGTATTGTAGATTTTGATAGAAAAAAATTAAATGAATTTGTATTGAATAAATTTCCTTCACTACAATATTTTAAGTTAGATAGAGTAGTTCAAATTCAATCAGGAAGTGCGAACAGTGATAGATATAATGGTATACAGAATTCAATTGAACATAATGAGGCTTATAATTATTATATTACAAAACGTAAACCAAATACATATAATATTTTGGTTTATGATAGTTATGACAATATACATATCACTATCACAAAAAATAACAAAATTTTACCAAAACAAACAAACAATTATATAAAAAAAACTCCGTATATTGTTGATGGTGATAAAGTTAAATATTCAATTCTTAAAGAAGAATACAAACAACAAAATAATACTCACGGATATACAAATGAAGACGGAGATGATTTTATTGAAGACGACAATAAATTACCACAAAAATATTATTGGAAAACTCCTGATGGTTGGTTATATTTGTATGATAAAGATAAACCAGAAATTATTTCGTTAGATATAGTAGATCCTCTACCTATTAAAAATGTTATACAAACAAACATTTCAACAGAACCATTAATTAATAGTGATATATTGCTATTTGCAAATTCGTGTTGTAAAAAAACGGAAAAAACAAACTTAAGATTTGGATTAAAAAATATATTCAAAATATATGAAACATGGTGCAAAATAAATGGTAAAAAATGTTTGAAAACGCAGAAAAAATTTAAAGAGGAGTTTGAAAAAATAAATTACAAAGAAGAAAAAAGCAAAGGTGTTGATGTAAATAATAAACCTGGTAAACGAGGTTATAATATTATGGTTTCATTATAATTTATTTGACTTAAAAGTAATTTACAAATATTATATAATATGAAAGATTATATAATTAATTCTTTTATTTTACACGATAACAATACACTAATAGATATATATAATTATATAAAGTGTCGGTATGATAATTTAGTTGAAATAAATGATATAAAATCTGAATTGACTAAATTAATTAAAAATAATCTTATTTTTTTTAATAACAAAAATTATAAATTATCAAACGAAGGTAATGTAATATTAAATGACCTTAAGTATTATTATTCAAAAATTATTATTAAATTTTATAAAAAATATAGTAAAAATAATATAAAATATGAATTAAGAGAGATTAGACAAGAACAAAAACAATTGAGAAATTATTTAATTACTAATAAAACGCAAATGTGTATAATTTGTGAAAAAAAACTACCATTATGTTTATTAGAAACAGCACATCTAAAACCAAGATGTATATTAAATAATAATGAAAAAAATGATAAAAATATTGTAGAATTTATGTGTAGATATTGTCATAATTTATACGATAATGGATTTTTAGCTGTTTATAAAGGATTATTACAAGTTTCAACATTTATAAATCAGTATGATTTACATTATAATAAAAACAAACAAATACCTTATTACAATTTACAAAATGAAATATATTTTATTTTTCATTATAATTATATCTATAAAATGGGTGTTTGAAATGAGAAAAAGTGTAATATTATTTTTTTTAAATATAAATACAATATATTTAAAAATATAAATAGAATAAATATAATAAATCTTTATATGTCTCGTTTTGCTATATTAAATGAAAATATTCCAAAAAAAGTAAAATCCAGCAAAAATGAATATAAAAATGAATATTATAGTAATAATTCAAGAAATTTTACTTCATTTACTTCAAATAAAAATAATTTATATAATGATCTAAAAAATAAAGATAATCAATTAAAACAACAAGAACAAGATAAAAAAAATTTATTATCATTAAATAATTTTCCAGAATTAGAAAATATTATATTAATAAAAAATAATCAAGTAAATTCAAATGATAATTTAAGTTTTATGGATAAATTAAAAACTCAACCAATACTTAATGAAATAGAAGATATAGTAAAACCAGGATGGATATTAATTAATACAACTCCAAATACGAATATAATAAATATTATTTATAGTAATGATTTACCAAAAGAAGAAATAAAAGAAGAAGATTTACCAAAAGAAGAAATAAAAGAAGAAGATTTACCAAAAGATGATTTACCAAAAGAAGAAGATTATTATTTATTTTTTAAAATATTTCAAAGTTTAGACAATTTATATAAAAATTATACTAATCAATATATAGAAAATTGGGGTGAAGATGAATGGGAGAAAATGTTTAAATTTGAGAATTATGATTATACCTATTTTGATAAATTGGATGAATTAAATGATATAGAAAATTAAAATTAAAATTAAAATTAAATATGAATTAGTTAAATATTATAATGTATATTATATTAGTTTTTTATGAGTATTATGAATATTGAATCAAATTTAAATAATGATTGGATAATTAATTTTGATAAAATGGATAAAATCTATAAAGATTATTATAAAGATGATTTATATTATATAAATTTAAATTTTATTTATATAAATAAAAATAATGAAATTCAAAAAATAAAACAAGAATATTTTTTAATGACAACTCCTAATTATATTTTAAGAGAAGAAATAATTGAAATACTTAAAAAAAATATGTATGATAATAATTGCCGATATTCATTATTATCAATATTAAAATATAATATAACATTAGATACAAATAATGTTTCTAATTTTTTAAAGGATGATATAGATACAGATTATTTAACAATAATAAATAATGTAGATTCTATTAAATTTGAAAAAACAATTCATATGTTTCAAGATTTAAATGATGTTATATTTATATTTAATGAAAAATCAAATGAAGTAAAAAAAAATAATGATAATGCAACTAAAAAAAATATTAAAACTGTAATTCATACAAAAAATACAAAAACAAAAAATACAATTAAAAAAAGATATAAAGATTAATTAGTATATTTATTATTATTCAAATAATGACTACTGTAGAAAATTGTCCCGACAATTGTCAATATGGTGAAAAAAACCATTTAGAATATAAATGGTCTTTTGATATTAAAGAAAAAATATTACAATTGAGTTTCCAACTCATACGAAGTGATAAATTAGGTATTCTATCTCTTGAAAAAAAATTAACTGAAATATTAACTGAATTAATTCGTAATAAATCCGATGAATCAAAGTATTTATTGAGTATTCTTTACAAAATGATAGGACACACTCGTGATATTATTGATGGAAAAGGAGAATGTGCATTAACGTATATGATGATTTATACATGGTATGATTTTTTCCCTGTATTATCATTGTATGCTCTAGAAACGTTAGTTTTACAATATGATATATTAACTATTCCATATGGTTCTTGGAAAGATCTTAAATATTTTTGTGAATATTGTAAAAATAAAAATAAATCTCTGGATCATCCTTTAATTCAAAAATGTATTTCTCTTATGAATAATCAATTAAAAACAGATTTACATAATAATAAAACAAATTCTATTGATATTTCATTAGTAGCAAAATGGATACCAAGAGAAAAATCTTCTTTTAAATGGATATATGAAGCTATTGCTACTAATTATTTTAATGAATATATTATAACTGCTACTACTACTGAATTACAATGTAAAGCAATTTTAAAATGTAAAACTGAATATCGAAAAATATTATCAACTTTAAATAAATATTTAGATACTTTGCAAATAAAACAATCTAGTAAAAATTGGGATGAAATCAATTTTAAAAATGTAACTTCTATATCACTTTCAAAACAAAAAAATGCATTTTTAAATATTAAAAAAAATCATCAACCGAGATATATTGATGATATGGATAGAATTAAATGTGCTTCTAATTTTGAAACATATATTAAAAAAAGTGTTAATTATAAAATTGAACTAAAAGGAAAACGAATTGGAATGGCAGATTTTACTAAACAAGCTTGTATAATTTATAAATCTCCTAAAGATCAATTCACTAAAATAAAAACAGATTTATTAAATTCACAATGGCGTGATAATTCAAGTTGTTCTACTTCTTTTGGAAAAATGATAGCTATGGTAGATGTTTCCGGATCAATGGAGGGAGATCCGATGAATGTTGCAATTGCTCTTGGTATTAGAATTGCCGAAAAATCTATTTTGGGTAAAAGAATAATGACTTTTTCGAATTCTCCTAGTTGGGTTAATTTAGAACCATATAAAGATTTTGTTTCTCAAACTGAAATTATTATGAAATCCGATTGGGGAGGAAATACTAATTTATATGCTGCTTTTGATTTAATATTAAATACAATTGTAACTAATAAAATGAATTCAGATGATGTAAAAGATATGATTTTTGTTATTTTATCTGATATGCAATTTGATTGTGCTGATAAAAATGAATATAAAACCGTTTATGAAACAATTAAAATTAAATATGCAGAAGCAGGAAAACTTATTTGTGGAAAACCATATAATCCGCCTCATATTCTTTTTTGGAATTTGAAAAATACTTCAGGTTTTCCATCATTATCTACTCAACTTAATGTATCTATGATGTCTGGATTTAGTCCTGCATTATTAAATTTATTTTGTGAACAAGGAATTGAAGCACTTCAATTTATTTCTCCTTGGATTCAATTAGAAAAAAGTTTAGAAAATCAAAGATATTCTATTTTAAGTGATAAATTAGAAAGAGAATATTAATATTTTAAATATTATTATATTATATGTTACAATCCATTCAAAATGGGTATAAAATACCCAATATAATTCATCAAACTTTTATTAATACTAATTTACCTATTGAAATAGTAAATGTTATTAGTGAAAATAAAAAAAGATGTCCTGAATGTAAATTTCTATTTTACAATGATAATGATTGTAATACTTTTATTAAAGAAAATTATCCTGAAAAAATATATAATGCATATAATAATATTAATAGTGTTTATGGAGCAATGAAAGCGGATTTTTTTAGATATTGTGTTTTATATAAATTAGGAGGAATTTATTTAGATATAAAATCTATTATTAAGTATCCTATTTTTAAATTACTTAATAAAAATGATATTTGTGTTTTAGATTTACCTAGAAAATTGGAAACGTGGAGAACAACACCTACTTATGAACAATGGGTTTTAATTTTTGCGCCAAATCATCCTTATTTGTTAAAAATGATTAATTTAATGACATATTATATTGAAATTAAATATGAACCTTCAATTGGAGGAACCACTAATATAGATACCAAACAAAAAATATTAAATGTTACAGGACCAGATGCTTTTACAAAAGCAATTAATATGTATAGATCTGAAAATAATAATGTCATTTTACATCGTTCTATTGATTATTACAGTTATTTCACTTATTCAAATTCGGATCATACAAAAATGTATTCTATAAATAAAAAAAAACATTATAGCAAATACAATGAATCATTATATAAATAAAAAACATTATATAAAATAATGAATCATTATATAATTAAAAAATATAATAATATATAATATAATTATGACAAATAATATATGTATAGTTATGTGGTTTGATGATTCTATTAAAGAATATGCGGAAGTAAATTATAATATTAATAAAATATATTGTGATAAATATGGTTACAGTATAATTAAATCTAATATTAAAAAAACAAATATGCAACCTCATTGGGAGAGAATACCATTAATGATAGAGCAATTACAAATTTTTGATTATGTTGTATGGGTAGATGCGGATGCATTATTTTTAAAAGATAGTCCACCAATTACAAATATAATAAATGAACATTCGGATAAATTATTTATTTTAAGTGCAGATTTAAATAAAGTAAATGAATGTGATATTAATACTGGAGTTATTATAGTAAAAAAATCACCTATTAGTGTTGAAATTTTAAAACAATGGTATACTAATAAAAATATTATACGTAATAATTCATATCATATTTTAGATCAAGGTTCTCTTAGATATATGTATGATAAAAATTTATATGGATTAAAAGTTAATAGTATAATAATTCCATATGGAATTTTACAAATTTTTCCTTTACATAAGGATAATAAATGTGATGTAAACAGTAATACTATTGAGAATAAATCTAAATATGGATTAACAGATAAAGCATTTATAGTACATTTAGCTGGTTATAATTATAATCGTAGAGTATTTTTTTCTACATCATATTTAAAATATAATACTTTTAATTAAAAAAAAGTATTAAAAGTATTTGTTATTAATTAAAAAAAGTATTTAAAAGTAATTATTAATTAAAAAGTATTTCTGGAGAAATCATTATTCTTGCACCACTATTTTGTCTGGCTTGAATATGAAATGCACGATGTTCGCAATCTTCATATCTTCCATCTACAGTGATATATTTTTTGTATACTAATTTTGATTTTGTAATATTCATATGGGCTTGCATATTTATTTTTGGAATTAAATCTTTTCGAATTCTTCCATCATAATAAGTTTTCAAAAACTTATTTGTTTTATAAATAGAAAATCCATTAAATGATGAGATACATGGTAATAATTGATCTTGTGGTAATTTATTTAAAAGAGCGGTAATATAATTTTGAATTATTGTATAATTATTATTATTATTTTCAAAATGATTATAACTAAAACAATATGGATGAATAGATAATCCCCAAATATCATAATATTTAGGATTTGTATTAAAAGATAATGCATCCCAATCTTCTCTCTTTAAATATTTATTTAAAATATTTAAATTTATTTCTTTACAATTTACATCATCTAAATCCATCATTATAAAATAGGGAAATTGTTGTACATTTTTTTTTACAAAATTTAAACAATAATTTCGTGCAATTGCTATATTATGTGTTCTAAAAGTTGATATAGGTTTTTTGTTAACATAAAATAATAATTTAGAATTGATTTGTTGATATTCTTTTAATATTTGTAGTGTATTATCATTTGATTTATCATAAAAAATAACAATTTTATAATCATTGAAAAGAGAACCGATTTTTGTTATATTATCTAAATTTTTAGATAAATAACGTCCTACATTTTTTACAGGTCCGCATATACAACAATTCATTATATTATATATTTAAATAAAATTGAAATTGTATTTAAATATAAATAATATTATATTCTATTTAATTTGATTAATACAAAATGTATACAATTGTTACCGGAAGATTTAATAATGAAACACGTGATTGCAATTACGAATATAGAAAAAAACACGGATTTATTTGTATGTATTGTGTTCCATTAGAATTATCTTCAAAGATTTATTATGATTCAAATGTATTTGTTATAGAAATGAATAATTCTACTAATAAAATTGAAGGTATAGGATTAATTAAAAATAAAACGGTAACAAATAGATATTATAAAGTTCATACAGATGGAAATACTAATAGATATATTTATATTGGTAATTATTTTATAAATCGTGACACAATAATGAGTTATAATGAAATATTAATAAATGTATTAGAAATAATATTATTTAAAGGTAAAACTCATTCAAAAAGAGGAACTGGTTTAACTATATTTCCAGAGAAAATATTAAAGTTAGATATATGTCAAGGAATTAATATAAAAAAAGAAATTTATAAATTATTTATTTTTCATTATAAAAATTTAGAGAGAAATAATAGTTAATAAATATATAATAATAATTAATAAATATATGAATAATTGTTGTATATGTGGAACTGTAAGAAATGTTGGAAGATATTTAGATAAAATATTTGCTAATATGGAACAATTCGGAAATATATTTGATAATTATATTATTTTTTTATATTATGATAAATCAACGGATAATACATTACAAAAATTAAAAGAATATCAACTACGTAATTCAAAATTTCAATATTATATTAATGAAAATGAATTGTTACCTTATAGAACTCATAGATTAGCATTAGGTAGAAATCATTGTTTAACATTTATAAAAGAAAATTATATAGATTATAAATATTTTATAATGATGGATTGTGATGATGTGTGTAATTATAATATTAATTTAGATTTATTTAAATCATATTTAAAGAGAGAAGATTGGGATGCGTTATCATTTCATCATCCAAAAGATTATTATGATATATGGGCTCTTTCAATAAGTCCTTATATATTAAGTTATTTTCATTTAAATTGTTTAATAGAAAGTAGAAAATATATTACGAATATAATAAATAATACTCCATCAAATGAGTTAATTCCGTGTTTATCTGCTTTTAATGGTTTTTCTATTTATATAACAAATAAATTTATAGATTGTAAGTATGATGGAAGATTACGATTTGATTATATTTTAGAATATTTGATAAAAGAAAATATAAAATATAATTGTAAAAATTTTGATTTAAGTAAAGATGATAAAGAAGATTGTGAACATCGTGCGTTTCATTTTGAAGCAATTATTAAAAATAACGCACGTATAAGAATATCTCCGAATTATTTATTTAAATAATTTAGAGAGAAAATTATATATTTAATCATTTTATAATTAAATATAAATTATATTATAAATTATAAATAATATGACAGATATCGATACAAATGTATCAAATTATACTCTTTCAGAACTAATCTCAATCATCGGTATTGAAGATGAAAATGTTAATGAAAATGAAATTATACAAAAATCAAATTTTTATATTAATAAATTTAAAAATAAAAATCCTACAATTTCTGTTTTTTTTCAAAATATTCAAAGTCAACTTTTACAATATGCGTCTAATCTTAAAGACAATAAACATAATGATACATTTGATAAAATTATTGTCAATCCTAATAATAATAATAATAATAATAATAATAATAATAATAATAATAATATCGAAAGTTTTGGAAATATGACTAATGATGATGACGCCATTTATCCTATTGGTGATACACAAGAATCACAATGGAATGAAAATGAATATCTTACTCAAAGTGAACAAAATCAAGTAAATAAAATCACTCAAAGAAAAGATAAAATTAACGTTTTTGGAAATACACACAATCCAATGAATAGAGAACAAATTGCAACTACCGATACATTTATTTTACCTGTTAAACAAGACTCTTTAAATCCTAATCTTAAAAATACTATTAACCGATTTGTTAATTTAGATAGTCAATTCAGACAATATACTACTGGAGTAGATTCTACATCTACTGATTATACATTAGACCTTTCTGATACATTAAAAGATGTTTTAAATTTAAAATTATATTCTTATCAAATTCCGTTCAGTTGGTATGTTATTGATTCCGCATATGGAAATACCTGTTTTTGGATTATTGATTCATCTAATAATAATTCTATTCCTATTTCTATACCTCCTGGGAATTATACTCCTCTTTTATTTCAAGCACAATTAAATACTTCTTTTTTATTAGCCGGATTCACATTTCCTCCATATAATATACCTTTATATGATGTTAGTATGAATTCAAATTCTCCTGTTTATTATAATAGTAATAATGGAATTATTACATTATTCTTATATGGAGGAACATTTAATGATCCTTTAAATATATTTCCATCTTTTATATTAGATACTACAACTATTCTTATTTTTTATGATTTTACTGGAATTTTACAATGTAATAATAATTGTAAAAGTAAAAATAATCATTATTTTAATAATACTTTAGGATGGATTATGGGATATAAATTACCTTATTTTAATATTGAAATTAGTGGAAATACAGCATCTTCTATTTTAGATTTAAATGGAACCAAATATTTAATATTAGTTATTGATGATTATAATCAAAATCACGTTAATAATAGTCTTGTTTCTATTTCACAATATTCACATACTTTAAAAATACCCAACTATTATTCATTAGATTTACCATATACTTGTATTACACCTGCACAACAAACAAATACTTTACAACAATTAGTTAATGAAGTTATAGAGCAATCTGTATTTGATAATCAAACTGTTAATAGTCAAAATGGGTTATTAATTGCCAATAAATATAATCAAGAATATACCTCAACTCAACTCATTTTACCTAGTGCACCTAGAACTTTAACTCAATCACAAATTTACACTATTAATGAAATTAATAAAAATAAAAACAATTTAACTAATTATTTAGCTAAAGCACCTACATCATCTGATATTATGGGTGTATTACCTATTAAAACATCAACTGGTGTTCCGACTGGTTCTTTATTAGTTGAATTTAGTGGTTCTTTACAAGAGAATACTAGAACTTATTTTGGACCAGTTAATATTGATAGAATGGCTATTCAATTATTAGATGATAAAGGTAATGTATTAAACTTAAATGGAAATGACTGGTGTTTCACATTAGTTTGTGATTGTTTATATCAATATTAGGGGGTATTATACCCCCTTACACAATGAATTAATATTTAATAATATATTATGTTATGAATATATTTTTTTATTTATTGAATCGATTGGGAACTAATGGACCTTTTCTTCTTTTTTTTCTCTCTATTATTCTTTTATGGAATAAACAATATTTATTATTTTATTATATTATTGGATTTTTCTTTAATGCTATTTTAAATTTAATTATTAAAGGAATTATACAACAACCTAGACCTTCTGAAGATATTAAAATATTTAATTTAGCATTATCTAATGGTAAAAGATTCATATTTAAAAATGGAATTCCTCACGATATATTTGGAATGCCTTCTGGTCATTCACAATCTTCTCTCTTTTCTACTATTTTTATTTTTTTATCAATTAAAAAAATTAATGTTTTATATTTTTATTTACTTTTTTCTTTATTAATTATGAGTCAAAGAGTCGTTTTTAATTTTCATACAGTACTTCAATGTATTATTGGCGCATTAATCGGAACTTGTTTTGCATATTTAATGTATAAAATAGCTAGATCCAGTATTACTGGAAAAATCAATATGAAATTGGATGATTTCGCAATTAATTAAAATATGTTTGTAATTTAATGAAATATACTTTTAAAAATAAAAAATATAAAAATAAAAAATTAACACAAAATAAAAAATATATTAAATATAATATAACACAAAATAAAAAATATATTAAAAATAATATTTCTTTAAAACTTAAAAAAGGTGGTAGATTCTTTAATAAAGAAGATAAACTATTATATTATGAATTATTTACGAAATACAAAAATGGTTCATTAACTGATACTGAATTTACAACACTTTATAATTTAATACAACCTTTTCATGATACAGAAGAAGATGAATATAATAACTTGATTGTAGAAGAACAAAATAATACTATAAATAAACTTGATACAAAAACACTTGATAGATTAAAATCTATAAAAAGAAAAAATAGATTATATATTGATGATGAATTCGCAAAGAGATATATTGAATTATATGATAAAAAAATAAATAATCAACCATTAACTGAAAGTGAAGAATTTGAATTTAATCAATTATATAAAGCATATGGGGAAAATGATAAGACAACGGATGATAGATATGTATTAGCAAAAAAAGAATATTTCGCACAAAAAATAAAAACAAAAGAAATGTTATCTAAAATTAATAATAATAATGCACAACTTAATACAAGATATTTAGAATTATCTAATAAAAAAAAAACATTATCATTAACTCATCTGGAACAAATAGAATTTGATATGTTAAATGATATATTTAATCCTAATAATCCTATACAACCTAATCCTATACAACCTAATCCTATACAACCTAATCCTATACAACCTAATCCTATACAACCTAATCCTACTAATCCTACAATTTTAAAAAAACTTAAAGAAAGATATTTAGAATTATTTTATAATAAAAATACATCATTATTAACTAAAGAACAACAAATAGAATTTGATACATTAGATAAAGTATTTGGAATTAACAATACAACTACAATAGATATTAATTTAAGAAATCAGCTGACAAGACTTGAACAAAGAGTTACAGATATGCAAAATTATATTAATTTATATGATAAAAACAAAAATGCATCATTAACTGATCTTGAACAAATCGAATTTGAAAAATTATATAAAATATTTGGAAAAAATAATAAAACAAAAGATGATAAATTTGTATTAGTTAATAAAAATATTTATTATGGATTTGACAAATTAACCCAACAAGAACAAAATAAAATAGAACAAATAAGAAATAAAAGTTATAGACCACAATCATTATCATTAACAGTACAAACATCACCATTATCATCATCACCATTAACATTACAAACATCACCATTATCATCACTATTAACATCACAAACATCACCATTATCACCATTATCACCATTAACATACCCATACCCATTATCACCAGTATCACCATTAACATCACAAGTATCACCATTATCACCATTAACACCAGTATCACCATTAACATCAGATCCGTGTGATTTATCTTTACTTAAAAAAATATATAGAACAGTTATAAAACTTAATAAAAAAATATTTCCTGATTCTACAAATACTTATTATAATTTTGAAAATAATAATATATTACTTCTGAATATATATAATATAGTTACAGAAATTAATAATAATATATCTGACAATGATTTGTCTTCACTTGATTAATTATAAATATCATAATATGTAATCTAAAAAAAGTGTTTATTCAATTCATTCATTAATTAAAATATATATTTAATATAATTAATGAATTTCATTTTTAATAATACAAATAATACAAATAATACAAATAATACAAATAATATAAATAATATAAATAATATAAATAATACAAATAATACAACTACAAATACTAATAAAAATATTTGTTCCAAATATAATGGTTATCCTAGTTTTACACCAACTATTAATACTATTTCAATCAATAATAGTATTACTGGATATTATACTGTTGTTTATATTAATGGCACCAATTTTTTACCTCCTGTATATGGAACTACATATGTTAAATTTAGAAATTTAAACAATCTTATCACCTTTAATTTATTAATTACTTTTTATAGTTCTTTTAATATTTCATTTATTGTTCCAATAAATGCACCTTTGGGAAATTATTATATTACAGTTGTTAATATTTATAATGGAAATTTTAGTCCAGGAGTAAATATTTCATATACTGGAACTCCGAATTATTCTAATTCAATTCAATATACTATTTCATAAAATATTATTTATAAATAAATATATATGAAATATTTCAAATTATATATATTTTTATTAATTCTTTTTATTTTTATTGTTTCTTATTATAATACTTATAAAAATACTTATACAGAACAGTTCAATTCTAATTTTAATAAACAAACATTTATTTTATTGGGGGATAGTATTCTTAATAATAACGCATATGTAGATAATGAAAATACTGTTAATCAATTATTAATAGAGAGAACTAATGGAAAAATTATTTGTTTAGCTATGGATGATTCTACAATTAATGATGTTTATAATCAACTTAATTCTAATTCTATTAATGATAATTTAAATAATAAATATACTACTATTTTTCTCTCTATTGGAGGAAATAATATTTTATATAATTATGTTGAAAACATTAATAAAGATGACACTATTATCAAAACTATTTTTACAGAATATAAAAAATTAGTTAAACAAATTCAACATAAATTCTCCAATTCTAATATCGTTCTTTTAGATATTTATTATCCAAATAATTCAATATATAAACAATATCATTCTATAATTAATAAATGGAATAAAATGATTTATAATTATGCAAAAAATCCTAAAAATAAAATTAGTAGTGTATTTAAAATAAGTAATATTTTAACACAACCGGAAGATTTTACATTGGGTATTGAACCTTCTTCTTGTGGTAGTATAAAATTAGTAAATTCACTTTTAAATAGTTATTAAATTAAATATCAATATATAAATATAATATATTGATATTTAATATGGGTGCCGGAATATTACCTACAACAATACATAATAATAAATTATATTTTTTATTTGGAAAAGAAAATAAATATGAAGATTCTGCGCCAGGATTTTCTGATTTTGGAGGAGGTACTGATAATAAAGAATCTTTATTTAAAACTGCTATTAGAGAAGCAACTGAAGAACTTACTGGATTTTTAGGTAATCAAACTGAGATTTATAAATTATTAACTAAATACGGAACATATAATATTGATTATGACAGTAATACTCATAATACATATCGTATGCATATTTTTCCTTATAAATATAATCCTTGGTTACCTTATTTTTTTAATAATAATCAACAATTCATTCAACACAATTTAAGTAAAACAATTATTAAAAAAAGTAAAATATTCGAAAAAAATGAAATTAAGTGGGTTTGTATTAATGATATTCATAAAATGCGTTCACAATTTAGACCTTATTTTAGAAATATTATTGATATGATTCTCATTCAAAAAAAAGATATTTTACAATTTATTAAAAAAAATATTAAAAATAAAACATTGAAATCTAAATTTAATAAAAATAAAACATTGAAACATTAAGTTTAAATATTATAAATAATATTTACAAAAAACATTTGATGAATCAGATTTATAATTTATAAATTATAAATTACTTATTTATTCTTTTCCTTTTTTTTACACTCTTTTTTTTATTTTTTATTTTTCTTTTTACACTTTTCTTTTTATTTATTTTTCTTTTTTTATTTCCTGCTGTATAACTACCTGTATAACGAGTATCTCTATATCTTCCATGTAATCGAATCGAACAAATTTTTAATTTATTTTTTTCTACCATATCAAAGTCTCGTAAATCGTGTAATGATAAAATATCACTGCTACGACACGCTCTATTTACATATGTCATTGAATTATATCCTAAAAAATGCATAAATAATTGAAGTGAATAACTATCTATTGTTGAAATTAATAATTGTTGAGATAATTCTAATTCTCTTTCTGGAGATATTTCTAATTCTCTTAATACCAATGATATATTAATTCTACCTAATACTTTATGTATAATTCTTATTTCGTGTTGAAAATTATAATCATCTTTACCAACTTCTATAATTCCATATTGTTGAAGATAACTACTATTATTTATCGCAAGAATACATTTTAATATATCTGATACACTTTTACCTAATTTACAAATATGATCGAATTGGATTAAATTTAAAAATTTGATTGGACTTCCGTCTGGCATTTGCATTTCATTAATAATTCTATTATGTACTTCATTTTTTGATGAAAATAAAGCTAATGCTGAAAAGTCGGATCCTTTTGGTTGTTCTTCAATTCTATATGCTTCAAATTTAAAAAATGAATAAGGTAAATGTTCTATTGTAATCAACGAATTTTCTCTTTTTTTTGTTAATGTAGTATATAATTCTGCAGCATCGGGATTTTTTAATATTCGATTAACTTCTAAATTTGCCGTTTTTTTACCTTGTATTATTTCTTTTCCTAATTCCGAAAACCCTAAACTATCTAATCTTGCCATAGTTTTTACAATATCTGATCCACTATCCTCAAATAATTGTATTATTTTTCTTAATTCTATATATCTTGATCTAGTATCACATAATGTATGAGTATTTACATCACTAAATTCTACAAATTGTATTATTACAGAATTAATACTTTCTCTAATATTAGTATTTAAAAGTCTTATATTTAAAGAATTTACTGTTTCTTTACTATGTGCAATAATACCTAAAATACCACTATTTGAATTTACTGTTTTTTCAATATTTGCATTACAGTAATCTAAACTTTCTTCATTAAAATCTGGATGTGCATATTTTCTTCTATCGGATTCAGTCTGTCTCATAGTCTGTTCAAATTTTTCCTTATATTCTGATTCATCATCTGTTTTTTCTTCATAATCTTCTTCATTTTTTTGCATAATATATATTTATATAAATAAATAATAAATAATAAATAATAAATAATAAATAATAAATAATAAATAATAATAATAATAATAAATAAGAAATAAAAATATAAATGATTTAAATATTATTTTATAAATAATATTTAAATGACTAATAATAATATTGTTTTTAAAGATGGACAATTAATTAATAATAATAATTATTATGATACTTTATGGGATGGATTGTTTTCAAAAGTTAAAAAAAATGGACCTATTATACAATTTATACAATCGTGTTTATTTGAAAATAGTATTTTTTTAATACCTCATAGTGATGGAAATATAACACAAAATCGTAATTATAATGAATATAATGATATAAATTGGAATGTAGAAATACAACCTTATATTGATGAAGCAAAAGAACAAAATAAAATATTTTTTTTAGGTGTGTTATCTCAAATTAATAAAGATCCTAATATAAATTATATTTATATACCTTTAGATGATGACATTTTTGAAAATGGAATTGAATATTTTTTCCCTCAACAAAATTTATTAAAATGGAATGAACGTAGCAATGAATTATGTTGGAGAGGAGGATGTTCTGGTATAGGTGATTCAAATTCATTACGAGTCAATTTCGTAAAAAAACTAATAAATATTGAAATATCCACCAATGTTCGTCTTTCAAATTGGTGGAGTGAAAATAAAAACATTCCTAATGAATATTTTAGAGAGAGAATACATTATACTGAATTTTTAAAATATAAAATTTTTTTTATTGTTGATGGAAATGTCATTGCATCTAATCATATGTGGGGATTCGCTACTGGTTGTATTCCTTTTATAATATCAAATGCAAATTGTTGGTTTACTGATTTAATTATTCCATACGTTCATTATATTCCAATTAAATATGATTTAAGCGATTTATTTGAAGCAATTCAATTTGTTTTAAATAATGATTCTAAAGCAGAACAAATCGCTCAAAATGCTTTATTATTTTCAAAAACTTATTTTTCCGCTGAATATCAACACAAATATCTTAAAGAAAGTATTCTAAAATTTAATTCTATTTAATAATATTCTTTTGCTTCATCTATTTCAAAATGTATTTCTGGAAATGATAACCATTCTGAATATGGTTGAGCTTTACTTGTTGATCTTTCTAAAGAAAGTAAAATCTTTAATGCTTGTATTCTTCTCTCTAATGGATTTATTGTAATAGATAATTTACGAGATAATTGCTTCCATCTCCATTCAAATTGAAGCGCTGATTTCCAATCTGGAAAACCTGATATATGCATCGCTCTTTTCCAAATCTCACCTTGATTTACTTTTATTTGAGTTGCTTGAGCACCACCTTTTATTTCTTTATTATGTTGTCTTAATCGCCTTTCCAAATTTATAGTTGAACCTACATAAGTTGAACCATTTGTAGAAACTAGTAAATATACAAAACACATTATTTATATATACTTATTTTTTTTTTACATCCTTTTTTATGTGCTGCTATACCTTTTAATGTTTTTGAAGTATAGATATTACATAAATTACATTTATGTATATATAAATTATTTTGAGATATTATAAATTTTGTAGATAAATATTTATCTAATGTATCAAATTTAAAATTCTCTATATTTTTTATCAAATTATTATTATTTTCTTTTATAAATTTTATCATCGATTCTTTATAATTTAAAAATACTTGATATTCTTTATTTATTTCAATTAATAATGACGCATTTATCGTGGGATTTAATTTATCGTTAAATAATTTTAGCTTATCATATAACGTATAAATTATTTCTATTGAGTTTTTTATTTTTTCTATATCATAATTACAATTTGCTATATATATCAAAATATTACCATTATATATTTCTATTTTAAAACTTGGTTTATTTATTATTCCACTATGCTGTGATATAAATATTCCGCAACAATTATTTTCTTTTATTGATGATATAAACAAATCTATTATATCTATGTCGACATTTACATTTGTTTCTTTACTTTCAATCATTATTTGCGGCTTGTTTTGACTTTTTATTATATAATCACAATGCATTGACATATTCGTATTTTTTATTATTCTATCTGTCGGACAAATATTACATAACATAATCTCCATTTGTTTCTCTCCAATCAATTGATTTTCTTTTATTATTTTCTTTAAATTATATTCATTTATTGAATTATCTTCAATTATTGATTCAAATAAATCTATTAAGTATAAATTTATATTTTCAAAATTTATATTAGAATTTTTATCATAAAAATCTTTTATTTTTTTATTATTTATTGAAATTATAGAATTATTACAAACTGAATTATTACAATTTGTATTTTCCATATATTTATGTGTAATAATTTATTTTTAAATTATTTACTAAAGATTCATTTAATTAATTATTTATCTTATCAGTTGTAATTACAAATTCACAATTTCTAATTACAAATTTATGTCGGATTTTTTACAATGGGTTTTTTACAATGGGTTTTATTATTTTATGTTATTTTATGTTATAATATTTATTTTATAGTAATTTAGAAATTACCGCAACTGCAGTTATTTGTGGTTCAGCTGAACCTGAACCTAATTGTCCGTTTAATGTTACTGAAGGCACATAAGATGAATGATTTCTAAAATTTATTATAGCTGCTGTTCCTGTAGGAGACAACTCAGATGTTTGATATAATACATCTGTTTCACTTAAAAACAATATTATTGAAGCTGAATTTTGAGATGCACCAGTAGGAGAACCTACGATAGAATTATTGTATAATTGATTATTATAAAATACAGCAAATTGACACGGTTCCGTATGATAAATATTATAATATATATTATAATATCCTGTTTTCCATATTAATATATCGGTTGAAGGAACATTAATAGCACAATCACCATATTGTACAGATAAAGAATCAAATATTACATTTTCTTCTATTAATAATGTTTGATCTGTTATTCTAGTTACATGTAAAAACGTTGGATCAAACATTTTTGGTCCAGTAAAACCAGTAGGACCCATATCTCCGGTAGGACCAGTAGGACCAGTAGGTCCTATATCTCCTGTATCTCCAGTAGGTCCAGTAGGTCCCATATCTCCAGTATCTCCTGTATCCCCAGTAGGACCAGTAGGTCCCATATCTCCAGTAGGACCCATATCTCCAGTATCCCCAGTAGGACCAGTAGGTCCCATATCTCCAGTAGGACCCATATCTCCAGTATCTCCAGTAGGACCCATATCTCCAGTATCTCCAGTAGGACCCATATCTCCAGTAGGACCAGTAGGACCCATATCTCCTGTATCTCCAATATGACCGGTAGGACCAGTAACACCAATATGACCGGTAGGACCAGTAACACCAATATGACCGGTAGGACCAGTTGGTCCTATTGGTAATTCAGAACAACAAACACAAAAATTGATAGAATTTAAAATAACACTAGATGATTGATCTGAACCGGACGCAGTAATGGAAATATATTTATATTTACAAAATTGTGGTATTTCTATTGTTTGAATTATTGGATTATCAATAGAAGTATATAACATGTATCCAGGTATTCCAAGTGTTTGAGAACCATAAATAGTAAATCCACCATTTGGTATAATATTTCCAATTGTAATAGTAGGACAACAATCTTTATTAACTGAATATATTAAATTTAAAAGATCTAATTGTATAAAAGAATTTTTATTTATTTCATAATTTATATCACTAGCAATACCTAATCCATAATTATTACCATATAAGTCTGTAGGTAGATTTATAGGAACATCAAAAGTAAATCCATTTGCTGTAATATTTATTTTTTTATGTGAATAATTACAAGTTGTTCCAATATCACCACTAGGTAAATTAAAATAAATAGTTTCATAATAACAATTTTTATTATCGTTACAACAAGGTTTATTATCACAAGAGCAGTCATTATTATGATGTTTAATCATTATAATATCAACTTATATTATATTTTTTACAAAGATTTTAATCTTAATTTTATTATGTTAAATGATAACATATATATTATATTTTTTACAATTGTAAAATTGTAACTAATAATTCTAATTAATAGTTATTATATTATTTGATTTGATACTATACATAAATAAATTACATAATTTATACATATTTTCTGTAAAATTAATAAATTTATGTATAATTATAATAGATTTTATAAAATTAGAGGATTCATTTGGAGTAAAATGATTATTAATTATAAAAATATGAATTCCATTTATTATTTTTTTTAAATTAACAATATTATTAATTTCAAAATTAATATTAATATAATCAACAATTGATTTTGAAAGTTGATTTTTAATAAAATCGAATTCAGAATAAGTTAAATGATAATTTTTATGATTACATTTAATAATTAAACCCATATCAATATATTATTATATTTTTATGTTTTATATTATAATTTACATTATATAATAATAAGTCCTTGGTGTAAAATGAAATGAAAAATGAAAAATGAAAAATGAAATATATATATTATTTTTATAATTTAAAGAAAATAAGTAATTTAATTATTAATTATAACATTACAGGTAATAATACTATTAATATTATACATACAATTACTATAAATAATATCCATGCATTATCCATTAGTATAATTATATTAAATATCATCTATTTAAATTAATATTTACTATTTATTGAAATCAAATATAAAGAAAATAAGTAATTTAATTATAAATTATTAAACATATAATTACTATAAATAATATCCATGCATTATCCATTAGTATAATTATATTAAATATCATCTATTTAAATTAATATTTACTATTATTGTTGTGCTTTATTTAAAACTAAACTATTCTATTGAAATCAAATATAAAGAAATTAAAAATACAAGTAATGATGAAATTAATAATATATATATTGATAAATTTAATAAAATATTTTTTAATATTTCATTTTTACATAAATATTTAAAAAATAATACAATTATTGTAATAATAATTATATTTGGGATACAATGACTTGTATCTTCTACATATTTTTCTGTATTATTTTTTGTTCCAAATATAATATCACATATATCAGGTCCTAAATTAGTATTTTCATTTATATGATGTAAATAATGAAATTTATTTACATTAAATATAGAATAATTAATAAAATGTGTAGTTAAATAACATAATGTGTACATTATAACAATCCATAAATTAAAATAATTGTTAAAATAATTAAAACTATTAAAAAAATTATATTTTTTTAAAAAATAATATGTACATAAAGTAGGCATACTAAAACTTATACCTTCTAATAAAATTTCAATTAAAATAGAATATAAATCATCATTATTATGATGGTGAATATGAATAATTGAAAATATATTTTTATGTAAATGAAAAAATACATGCATAAAATATGAATTTAAAAATACTACAATTAAAGTTACTATACCACCACTTAAATTTGGATATGAAAGCACAAATGTTGAAATAAATATAGTAATCCAATATAAATAATTTTTTGTTATAGAATTATATATAGTTATATCTTTTTTATTTTCAGATATATCTTCTTTATTTTCAGATATATCTTTATTTTCAGATATATCTTCTTTATTTTCAGATATATTTTTATTTTCAGTTATATTTTCAGATATATCTTTATTTTCAGATATATCTTCTTTATTTTCAGTTATATTTTTATTTTCAGTTATATTTTTAATTTTAGTTATATTTTTAATTTTAGTTATATTTTTAATTTTAATTATATCTTTTTTAGTTATATCTTTATTAGAATTATTTGTTAAAATCATATTATATAAAAAATATAATATAATATAAACAATTAAACAAAATTAATTATACATATAAATTGTTATAATTTATTAATTTAAAATTAAAAGTATTTAAAATTATTATACTTAAACATTTAATTATTACTAACATTATTGTATTAGATAATATTTCAATTTGAGATTCATAAATATGACTACAATTATATACAATTCCTAAATTTTTAAATATTTTTTGTTTAATTTGATCAGTTGTAATATTTAAATATTTCTCTTCAAGTTTAGTATATGGACAACCGTGAAGAACTACAACTGCAAAAGCATCAAGTGATAGTATAATAAATACTATAATTAAATCACACACATTATTATTAAATAATATTATAAAACTGACAAAAAACAAAAACAACCAATGAACGATAATATAATATGAACTATGTACTATATTTTGTAAATTAAATTTTTTATATATATAATGTGAAATTTTTCTTATAATATTTTCACTAACAATATTAAAATTGGCATCATCAATATTAATATTTTCATCAGTATCAATTAGATTAATATTATTTTCAAGGGAAATGGAATTCGGTGGTTTAATATTTATATCAATATATTCTTCTTTATTTAAATTATCATCAATATTTATATTTGTATTATCATAATTAATATATTCTTCTTTAATAGCAGAATTTGTATTATTATTTTTTAAAATACTCATTATTATATAGTTTTTAAAAAATATAATAATAAAACGCAACTAACTAACTAAACTATATTGCTAAATATTAAAAAAAGGCGTTTTAGGTTTTTGAATTAAGTATTTAAATATATAATTCTATATTTAATGAAACTATTTGGAATTTATATTAAATTACTTTTATTTTGGAATATATAAATCCAAATATTCTTTATTAATTATATTTGCAGTCCAAAATATATTATCTTCCTCTTTCCATTTATCACTTTTATTTAAATTATCTACTGCTAATAAGGGCTGAAAATTTGTATAATTACAGCAATTCAAGAACTCGTCTTGATCATTCAAATTAAAAGAACTTACTGGTTTAATATGGTCTAAATGTATATTATCCCAAGTCATTAAAGCAGTCATTTTCTTTTCCATAAATTCTTTAAAATATTCTATATTACAACCCAAATATTCTATGCTATGCTGTAATTTTTTATGATTAGATAATTTAACTAATCTATAAATTTGATTACGTTGTAAATGAACTAGATAATGAGTAAAATTACAATCTTTACACTCACGTTTTTGTCGTTTATGTTCGCATACCCCACTTCCTCCACATTCAATACATCCGTCTTTTCTTTTATTATGTTCGCAAATTCCATTTCCACCGCATTCAACACATCTGTATTTTCTTTTATTATGTTCGCAAATTCCATTTCCTCCACATTCAACACATCCGTCTTTTCTTTTATTATGTTCGCAAATTCCATTTCCACCGCATTCAACACATATGTATTTTGATTTATTATGTTCGCATACCCCACTTCCTCCACATTCAATACACGTACTTTTTTGTCGTGAATGTTCGCAAATTCCACTTCCTCCACATTCAATACACGTATTTTTTTGTCGTGAATGTTCGCACTTATATTTGTCTTTATTTTTTAAATACCATAATCGTTTATATTCTTTTTTTTCAGCATCTGTTTTTGGCATTATGATTTGCTTACATAGTATATATCATATAATGTTTAAATCGTTTATTAAATAATTATTAAAATTATAAATCAATAATCATTTCTCAATGCGGTTATCGTGTCTATATTAATTAATTTATCAAATAATTCGTTGTCAATAACTATATGCAATATCTTTTTATAAATTTAATATATATATTTTTTAATATTGAATTTTTAATATAAATAAATTTATATATTTTATTTTTTCTAAATAAAATTAAATAAAATAATATATAAATTATTATTTTTTCAAATAATAAAATATATATATTAAATAAGTATGATATAATAGATAATTTTTTTAAATCATTGCACATATATGTATTTGTATTTTTAATATAAAAAGTATTCATTTCTAATATTCCTAAAAAAATTCTATGAATATTTGTTTTTTCATTTTTAATTTGAATTATATCTTGTATTTTATCAATTGTATATAAATTTAAAAATAATAATTGTGTATTATCTTTTTTTTTAAAAAAGTAAGGTGTGATACCATCGATATATGTATTTTTATATAAAAAATTATTATCTATTAAATATGGTACAAAACACGATTTTATAATTTTATCATATAAATCATCTGCATTTTTATATGTTTTTGTAACTTTTTTTTTCAATTGTAATACATTATTATAAGATATAAATAATTTATTATTAATTAGTTGAATTAAGTTAGGTGGTAATTTATGATTTAAATAATATTTAATATTTTTTATAATTGATAAATTATAATTTTTTTTAAAACTATCAATAAAAATATTATATGTATCAATAAAATAATTTAATTCATCGATTAAATATAATAATCCCAAAATAGAACCTACACTACAGCCGGATATTCTATTAATTTTAACATATTTTCTTTTTTCCATTTCTTTTAAAAAAAATAATGCTCCAATCAAATAGCTTCCATTGAATGCTCCTCCTCCTAATATTAGATCGATTTGTGTAGGTTTATCAGTATTTTTTAAAGTATCAGGTAGATTATCTATTAACTTATCAATAATTGGATTAATCATTTTTAATTAGATTTTAAGATTTTGTTTTAATAATTACGAAATATTGTATTGTTCTTTAAATAGGAAATATATATATTATTGTTCTTTAAATAGGAAATATATATATATTATTTGGCAAATTATGAAAACAAATGAAATGTAATTTTAATTTAAAGATATTCCTATTAATTATTATACTTAATGGAAACAAAATATAAATTAGAAATTACTAATAAACGAATCTGGGATTTTTACAATAATAATAAAAATATTAATTTTGAAGCTGTAAATTTAATATTTTTAGATTTAATTGAAAAAATTAATAATGATATGTCTAATACAATTAGTAATACAATTAATAATGAAATATTATCTTGTGTCAAAGATATTCAAAATAATGTATCATCTATTACAAATATTCTTATCGTGAAATTTCACGATATTAATAAAGAATATATTGATAATATGAAATTAATTATTTCTTCATCATCTAATGAAAATATAGAAAAAATAATGACATTATTAGATAAAAATACCGAACTATGTATTCATAAATTAAATCAAGAAATACCTAAAACACACCAAGAATTAAATAATAAAATAAAAGAAAACTTTTTATCTTTTCAGCAAGTTATTATTACTGATATTAAAGAACAATTTAATACAACTTCAAATAAAGAAGATTCACTTAAACAATACATTTTTGGAATTGATACTAAAATGCAACAATTTCAACAACCATTATATGCATTTATATCTGCTAATCAAGAACAACTCATATCCAACATCTCAACTTTAAAAGAATCTAGTATTATTTCACAATCTAGTCAAAATAAAGTTTTTGAAGAATTAGGCGAATTTTTAAATAAATATCGAACTAATTCTAATTATAAAGGAAAATCATCTGAAAATATGTTAGAAGTTATTTTAAATAAAATATATCCAACTGCTGAAATTGTTAATTCATCTTCCAGTTTAAAATTAGCAGGAGATTTCCTATTAAAGAGAGAAAATAAACCACAAATTTTAATAGAAAATAAAAATTATGATCTTGCTATACAAAAAGAAGGAGTAGAAAAATTCATTCGAGATATTCGAGCACAAAAATGCAATGGTATATTTATGTCACAACATTCTGGTATTCAATATAAACCCAACTTTTTTATCGAAATTGAAGATAATAATATTTTGATTTATTTACATAATGTAGAATATTCGGAAGAAAAAATAAAAACTGCTGTTGATATTATTGATAAATTAACTGATAAATTAAATGAATTAAAAATTGATGATATTGAAGGAATTAATATTGATAAAGATATGTTAGATAAAATTAATACTGAATTTCAAGTTTTTATCAGTCAAAAAGAATTAATCATATTTAATTTTAAAGAAATGCAAAAAACATTTCTATCTCAATTTGAAGATTTAAATATGCCTAATCTATCTATTTTTTTAAATAGTAAATTCGCATCAATGCAAAATCAAAAATGGACATGTAATATATGTAATGAATCATTTACTAAGAAAAATAGTTTAGCTAGTCATAAAAAAAAACACAAGATTGATAAATCATCTACTCTACTATCTCCTATCTCTCTCTCTCCAATTTAATAAATTAAATTCACTTATATTATATAACAATTCATATATTAAATATATAATATAAATTATTATATGAATTTTCAACAATTTTCAAAAATACAGTTATTAAATAAATGTCAAGAATTAGGTATTACTAAATGTAAATCTAATACAAAAACCAAATTAATTCAAATACTTAATGATAAATTAATAAGTATTCAAAAATCTAATTATCCAATTATAGAAAATAATTTTATAGAAAATAATTTTGTAGAAAATAATTTTATAGAAAAAGAAGAAAAAGAAGAAAATACAAATATGGATATTTTTATTAATAATATTAATGATATGGATATTTCTGATTTATCCAAATATACATTTATTGATTTATTTTGTGGTATCGGCGGATTTCATCAGGCTTTAACTAAAATGGGCGCTAAATGTGTTCTTGCTTGTGATATTGATAAAGATTGCAGAACAGTTTACAAAAATAATTATAATATGGAACCTGTAACTAATATCAAAAATATTAACGAAAAAACAATGCCTGATTTTGATATTTTATGCGGCGGATTCCCTTGTCAATCTTTTAGTAATGGAGGTAACAAAAAATGCTTTAATGATGATAGAGGATTATTATTTGATGAAATAATTAGAATCGCTAAAGAAAAAAAACCACGATTTATGTTTTTAGAAAATGTTAAACATATCTTAAAAGTTAGTAAAGGTCTTGTTCTAGAATATATTAAAAATAAAATCGCATCAATCAATTATACATTACAAATATTTAAAATTTCTCCACATAATTTTGGAATTCCTCAACAAAGAGAACGTGTGTATTTTGTTTGTGTAAGAAATGATTTTTATAATGGCACTAAAATACAATTACCCATTTATACTGGAAAAATAGAATTTAATCAATTCTTAGATAAAAAAGAAAATTTAGATAACAAATATTTTATCAAAGATGATATATTAAATGTATTGACTGTATGGGATGAAATAATTAAACAATTTAAAGTTGGAGAAAAAATATCACCTACTATTATGATTAATTATGCATTTAATCATTCATATTCTCTATCTGATTTCAACTCATTCCCTACTTGGAAACAAGATTATATTACCAAAAATAAACCATTAATTGAAAAATATAAAGAACAATTTGATAAATGGTATCACACTAATTCTACTATTTTACAAAAAAAAGAAATTTTTGGAAAATTAGAATGGCAGGCTGGAATTATACTAAATAAAGACACTATATTTAATCATTTTATTCAAATTAGACAATCTGGAATACGTGTTAAAAAAGCAAACTATTTCCCTACATTGGTCGCTATCTCTCAAATTCCTATTTATGGAAAAGAAAAACGATATATTACACCACGCGAATGCGCCAGATTACAATCTTTCCCTGAATCATTCATATTGTTAGATGATGATAAAAAAAGTTATAAACAATTAGGAAATAGTGTAAATGTTGATAATGTATTTACAGTTATTAATTCAACCTTTCATAATTATATAAAAAAATGAAATGAAAATATATTAAAAATAAATACATAACTAAACAATATGACTGAATTTTTTGAAGATACGTTGTTCTTGAAAAGAATGCAGACACTTTCTTATCCTAATCTAAAAATTAAAATATTAGAGATTATGACTGAAATGAAAAATAAAGACAACCAATTGGATATTCGATGTTTTATTTGTATATTAGAAAAAATAATTGATCCATCAGTATCATACCCACATTCAACTAGTAAGGTTTATATGTATTCTGTAAAACTATGGAATGACTTTATATATAACAGTAAAAAAGATTTTGATATGTTAATACATTATGATCGAGGAGGAATCTGTTTTTAAAAATATTATATGGATTAATACATAAATTATAAATTATTTATATTTAGTATTATTTTTTTTCATATAATTATTAACTTATAATATTTAACAATTATATAATATGAAAAAAATATTTAAAAAAAACACTAAAAAAAAACGTAATAAAAACTTTATAAAACAATCCAAAAAAATGATGGGTGGTGTTGGTGATTTTGTACATATAACTGAGAATGTATGGTTTAATACGACAACTAAATTTTTATATGATGATTCTCATGTGAATACATATCCATATCAATTAAATAATTCTATGATACAATTCAGTGTAGCTAATGTAGGTAATTTTATTTATAATGCTGATACAAATGGATTATATTATATTGATCAAGTTGGTAACACAAATTTAGTATATCCTCGTCAACAACCGGATGATTTGGGTATGAGTGATATACCTGATGAGTTTGATATACCTGATGATTATGATACTGGTATGGGTATGGGTGATATACCTGATGAGTTTGATATACCTGATGAGTTTGATATACCTGATGAGTTTGATATACCTGATGATGATGATACTGGTATGAATCAAGATGATTTGGGTATAGGTCAAAAACCGGATGAGTTTGATATACCTGATGATGATGATACTGGTATGAATCAAACTGATGATTTGGGTATAGGTCAAAAACCGGCTGATTTGGGTACTATGAGTCAAAAACTACAACCGTGTGGTCCAGAAAATAGTTATAGAGCAAATTCAAATACAGGGTTTATGTATGTTGCGGCTCACGGTGTAGAAATGATACCTTTATTGAAAACTGATAAGTTAAACAGAATTATTCCACCAAGCAAAAATTCTGTAGTAATACAATTTATAGACTTCGCTGATGTAAGTGCAGGTGCGTCGAAAAATACCAAAGGTATCTGTGAGAAAACGAGAATGGATTCTTTATTGCAATTTTTGGACTTATTTAGTCAAAGTGGTCAAGATATTATAAAAACAATGGCAAGATCAAATAATATAGAATTTTCTGATTTAGGTAGAAATTTTTCAAAAGATAAATTATCTGTCATCCAATACTACCTAGATAAATATAAAAAAAATCCACAATTAAATATTCCAGAAATAACTGTTCCACGATTAAATATGTATAGTCAATTAGCTAGACAAAGTGATAATCAAATAACTATTGAAGACATACATTACGCTCTATATTCTTTTGGAGAATATACAGTTGAACAACAAGAAGCAGAAGAAGCCGCAGGATCATCATTATCCCCAAACGAAAATATATGGGGATTACTTTTATTTTCATCTAAAATTGCTGTACATCAACAAATTATTGAAGAACAACCATATAAGTTTTTAAATTTAGCACAAATAAATGATATTTGTAAATTACGTACTTTAGGGGATGTATTAAGAGGTATTTTTAAAATTAATGATTATGGATATTTATCGGTAGTTTTTAAAAAAGAGGGGGAATTTTTCGATGATGATAATAGAGTAACGCAAGGTGATACACAACGAAATATTCAAGGAATTAGACTAATGTATAAAGACGCAACCATTATGATTAAAATAACAGATATTAATCAGTGTTTAGATTTATTAAAAACAAATTGTAATGGTAACAGAGATGAATTATCTAAAAGACTATTTATTAAAAAAATAGACACTTATTCTTTACAATTATTTATGCATTATTTAGGATATCCTTCAATAACATATATAAATAGATCTTGTCGTTATAGTAATACTATTAAAAGTTTAGATGATTTAACACCTGCTATTTTAGACTCCAAAAATAGTTTAAAAATATGTAATATACAATTTCTTGATATTCATAAAGGTGGTAAAAAAAGAAATTATAAAAAAAAGAAAAGAATTACTAAAAAGAAAAAAATTACTAAAAAGAAAAGAATTACAAAAAAGCATAAATTTTAAATAATGTTCTTTAAATAGAAAAATAATATATTATTTAATTTGTTTATTTTTACAAATTCTGTTATAAAAATTACAACATTATGATTTGAATATATATAATTATAATTTAGGGATTCATATTAATATATATATATATATTATTATGAATTATCAAGATGAATATAATTTAAAATTTCACGATTTATATTTATTATATTTACAAAAATTACAATATCGAAGAAAACAACGACAACTTGAAATAAATAAACAAATTTTTGAACGATTTCAAAAAAATAACCAAATGTTTGAACAAAATAAACAAATGTATAATAAAGACATTTGATTATTATTATTTTATATAATATTTCAATATTTTTAGAATATTGAAATACTTTTTTATTGTATCAAATATATCAAAATCAGTTCAAGATTCAAGTCCTATTAAAGATATTTAAGTATAACAAATATTATTTTATTTTATTTTATATTTTTTACCACCTACCAAATAATACCTTTTTTTTCTTATTGATATTAAATTATCATTTATATCTGAACACGCACCACTTATAACAGTTATTTTTAATGAACTAAAAACATCTTCTAATTCTGGATATTGATTACACATTTCAACAAACATATCTGATACATAATTAATTATATCTGAAAACTTAAAACTATGTATAACCATACCATAATTTTTTTTTATAAAAAATTTTTTATTACTTTTCCAATAACCATTGTAAACAATATTTAATTTTCTTTTATCATCATCATCATCATCATCATCATCATCATAATCATCATCATCATCATCATCATCTTCATCATCTTCATCATCCTCATCATCATCATCTTCATCATCTTCATCTTCATCATCTTCATCTTTTTTATCTTTTTTATCTTTTTTATCTTTTTCATCTTTTTCATATTTTTCATCTTTTTCATCTTTTTCATCATCTTCATCTTCAAAATCTTCTTCATTAAGATTTTGCACATCATCCTCATCATCAAAATCTTCTTCATTAAGATTTTGCACATCATCATCATCAGTTGATTTTTTTAACGAATTAATTGAACTTTTTGACAATTCTTCATCTTCAAATTCATCTTCAGTTTCATCATTTTTTTCATAATCTACTTTGTCTTTAAAATGTTTATAAAAAAAGGACGGAAACGAAGGTAGAATTATTTTTGTTGATTGTTTTAATCGTTTTGTTGAGGTTGATGAGGGTTTTCGTTTTGATGATTGTTTTAATCGTTTTGAGGTTTGTTTTAATCGTTTTGATGGTTGTTTTAATAATCGTCTTGATTTATTTGTTTCTTTTGTATCATTATAAAAATTTATATTTTCAAAAGATATATCATTTGGTGTAGATATATTTAATTTTTCCAGTAATATTTTTGTTGCATCTTGTATTGTTATTTTTTTTTTATTTTTTTTATCATATAATTCATCTGTATATTCATCTGGATCATCTGGGTCATCTTTTTCAATTAATACTTTATTTACATTAAATAATGAAGATGGTCTAGATGAATTTATTAATTGTTCTGAAACTACTATATTTTTACATATTATTTTACCATCTAATGGATTTTTAAAAATAACAAATATACATACATTATCAAATTCATACTTACTATCAAGACCAGAAGATACTGTGGTAAATTCTTGTTCGGGTATTTCACGAGAATAATCACATGCGGACATTTGACTATTAAATCGAGTTTCCATCTCCTTTTTATTTAGTTGAAAAATATTATTAAAATTATGTTCGCTACATTTATTTTTAGTAATAGATTCAACTATTATAGGTAATACAGTATTAGAAATAGTCTCAGACATTACACCAATACCTGGTAATCTAATAATTCTTGTACTACGGATATTTCTAGGACTATTAAATGTATCAAATGAACTTAAAAGAATTTCATTAGTAGCTAAATCACGTGTATAACAACTTAAATTTTCACCATGTGCTGAAATTAAAATTATTACCTCATTTTTCTTACACGAATATGAAGCAAAATCATCGGGTATATAACAGTATGAATGTCCTGTTCTAGATAATAGTGGTATAGTATTTGGGTTTGTTTTTGCTGCTTTAATAGAAGAATATGCAGGCGCACTTGGTGCTGGTGTAGTAGATATTAATTTTGGTAAATTTTCTTGTATATCAATTACTTTTTGTGATGGAGTATTACTATCACTCATTTATAATTAACAAATATTATAAACTATAATTTATAATTTATAAATATTTAAAATGTTATTTTTTATATTTATATTTTTTCCTAGATTTATTTGCTAGAATAAATGCTTTTTTTTTATGATTACATCCTTTTTTAATTATATTATAATCAACTGCTGCTGATTTTCCAGAGGTTAATGAACTTGCTAATCGGGCTAATCCCCACGATTGTGGAGTTTGATTTGGTCTTGAACCAGATGAATAATAGGCACCTTCACCTTTTTTTACAATTTGTTTTAATGCTGATAATTCACATCCAGTTTTTAGTGCTAATTCCGCATTTGGTGTTATTTTTTCTATATCATATATTTTACGAGCATTTAATATATGATTGGATTTTTTATTATTATAAGATAAGAGTTTTTTGCGTGTATTATATATTTTTTTTTTATATTGTTTTTTTGATTTTATTAACATTTTAAGTTGTGTTTTTTTATCTTTTTTTGTTAAATTTTTTGGTAAATATCTTATTGGAAATTTTATTAATTTCATTTACTTTATATACTTTATATGTATAAAAAATTATATAAAATAAAAAAAATATTTGTTAATAAAGTTTTTTTTAGATATATTAAATTTCTCTTTAAATTGATTTAAAATATTAAATACAAATTTCTTCTTGTAAATTCGTTCTTTCTTGTATCCACAATGTTTTTTTACAAATAGTATTATTTGGAATTACATCATTTTTATAATGTTTAGAATATTTTGTATAGATTGCTTTTAATGATACATATTGTTTTTGTATTATTGATTTGTTAGAATTTCCAATAATTATATTATCATCTTGTGTATCAATAACTACATATTTATTACCATCAAATTGAATCGTCCATTTTTTATTACCTATATGACCTATAATAAATTTATCTCCAATTTGATAATCCATTGTTTTTGCAGATTTATATTTTTCTATAGGTTGTGATAATATTATAGAAGATTGATCTAGTTGTGATATTATAAGTTGTTCTAGTGATATTATAGGTTTTTCTAATGATGATATTATAGGTTGTTCTATTGGTGGTGGTAATGGTTCTATAATTGGTAATGGTTCTATAATTGGTAATAATTGTATAATTGGTAATGGTTCTATAATTGGTAATGGTTCTATAATTGGTAATGGTTGTGATATTTGAAGAATTTCTTCATCCGTTTTTATTGTAATATTGTAAATTTTCGATTTTAAAGATTGTTTTAAATATTCAATTTGGTGATTTAATTCTTTAATTTTTAGATTAATTTTTTTTTCTTCTTTTAAAATTAAATCTTTTCTTATTTTTCGCGTCTTTTTTTTGTTTTCATAATTAATCCTTTTTTGTATTATTTGTTCTTCTTGTCTTTTTATTTCTTCTTCTTCTTCTTCTTCTTGTCTTTTTATTTCTATTTCTTCTTCTTTTTCTTCAACTTCAACTTCATCGTCTGATACTGAATCAGCATTTATATACATATATGAATGTGAAACTGAAACGGATTCGGAATTGTTAATAATTGAAGACATTTAATCTTTCTTTGCTTTAAATACATTTACTTTATATTAAATTTTTAATTTCAATTTTTTTATAAAATAAAATATTTAAAAACTTTTTAGAAAGAGAGATATTTAAATTTTATTAAGTATTCGAGCATTTACCAATCCGCACATGTATAATCTATATATTGTTTTAAATTACATTTATTTCAAAAATATAAATTTATGTATTTGAAATTAAAAATACCTTATGAGTTAAGATTTTTCACTCTAAAATATGTTTTTCAGGGTGAAATTCATTCATTCAGTGTGAAAAATCTTAATTGTTCTTTAAATAAAATAAATAATATATATTATTTATTTTAAACACTTCTTTTTGCGATAATTGTATTTTGCAACACTTTAAAGATTTATATTTATCTACGTTTGGTTCTTCTATTTTTTTTAGTTTTTCTTTTTCTTTTTCTTTTACCACCATTATTATCATAAGAACTTCTCCTAGTAGAATTTCTACTAGTAGTATTATTACTACGATTACTAGTATCATAAATCGTCTGCTGTAAATAGTTATCACCATTATCAGTTATAGTTATTGTATTATTATTATCATTATTATAACCTGAAAATTCTAGTTCGTTATCTCTTTTACTTAAACAATAACCTAGATATTGCCAGTCATCACTACCGTTTAAAATAGAATACACATATTCAGGATTCTGACCATTATTCAGATTTTCTTCAGGATTTATATTATTATATTTGATAGTAGTAATATTACTAGATCCACTGCTACTTCTATCATAATTATCATCTCCACTGCTACTTCTATCATAATTATCATCTCCACTGCTACCTCTACTATAACTACCACTCATTATTATATAATATATATATATATATAATTTTTTATTATTCAATATATATATTTCCTAAACTATATTTTAAAGTAGATAATATTGTTATTTCAAAAATATAAATTAATAAAATTGAATATTAAATAAATATGTATTATATTATGTGTTAATATTATTCATTCTAGAATATGTTTTTGAGAATAAGATTAAAATTTCAAATGTAAAAAATCAATTCCAAACGTAGTATTTTTCTCTCTAATTATTAGTTGTTTTCAATAATTTTTAAATTTTTAAATTTTCAAATTTACTATTTATTATATTAAATAAATAAAAATGAAATACTTTAATATAATATATAAAATTCACACTTAAAAGCAAAGTAGTAAAACTACAATGAATCTCTCAATTTCAGTCCAAGACGCAAGTTCTGTTTCAGTTCTAGAACAGCAAGTTCCAAAAGAGAAAAAAGAAAAAAAAAAGAGAAAAAAGAAATTTATTATAAAAGATATGACATTAATACAAGATTTACAAAAAGTATTTAATTTACAAAAATTTAAGTATAATAAGGAAATTCTAAATGATAAAAGTATTAGTGCTTTTAATTTATCAACAAAACAACTTAATGATAAAAACAATAAAACCAGAGAACATATTATTGGTGCTATAATAAATAATAAAGTACCAGAAGATTATTATATACTAAATAAATGGTTGCATATGAAGAAAATTATATTTAATTATCTACAAAAATTAAGTGATAAACTTTATGTAAAAGTAGAATGTATTAATAAAGCAGGACGGAGAAATAATTATGATTTCTTAATTAGAATATTTTACGATGATGGTACAAACGAAGAATTTATGATAGAATTAAAGTTTAATGTTTCTTCGATAAATGACGCACCTCAATTTGTATCACCTATGAAACCAAGTCAATATATGAATAATTCTTATGAAGATTATTATTATGATTATTTTCTTAATAAATTATCAGATATGTTTCAATTAAAAATGCCTACAAAAAAAGAATACTTGACGCAGATACATTCGAATAAACCAACTTGTATGAAAGAATACACAAAAATGTATTATGGTGGATGTATTAAAAGTAGTAAATGTACGAATAAAGAAGAAGATCTTAATTTTTATAATTTTGCAAAAGAATTGTCAAACGAGAGTATAAAGTCATTTATAAATAATACAGAATTAAATAGTGAGTTGCTTTCAAATTATTTACATACTACACAAAAAAATAAAATATACATGCTTTATTCAAATAAAGCATTTATTTTACAAAAAATAAATATAGACGATTATACAATAGATAAAGTAGTTAAAAATGCGAATAAATACAGATATGAATGTATTAGTAAAAACGGAAATAAAATGAATATATTATTAAGATGGAAGAATGGAAATGGAATCGCATTTCCAGCATTTCAGATATCTTGATATATTGGAAGTATATCGTTTAATTCAGTAGTATTTATAGCATTGTTTCCGAAATAAATTGTAATAAACTCTATGGTTCTTTTGTCATTTAACGATAATAAAATTTTGTTGTATAATGTAATTAATGTATCGTGTGGTAAATCAGTTGTACACTCTATACAAATTAAATGATTTTCTATTAGATATTCATTTGTTTCATCTATTAAACAATAATTAAACTTATATTCACCTACACCATAACCTCTATTTATAACAATCATTGGTCGTTTAATTCCTTGCTTGTTTATAAAATTTTTTTTGTCTTTATTTTTATATATTTTTTTAATTAATGTATTATTTTCAATATCTGAACTATATATTAATCGTGTTTTTGATTCATCATCTGTTAATAAATGTTTACATTGATTCCAAACAACATTTCCTACACTTACTTTAAATCCTAATTCAAATAATGATTTTGAATTTTTATATAATTCATTAATTTTTTTATTATTGTCTTGATTTAAAAATATAGTATAATTATTAATTTTCAAAATAAAGTCTGTATTATTACTACAACTATGTGTTTTTTGTATTATTAATATTATAGTATCTTGTTGAGTTTCAAGATATTCATCATTACATTCAATAATATTTAAAATTTGAAATTCCTTTTCTATATATTTTCTTGTTTTATCATAATATAAACAATTTAGAAAGTTCTTTGGTAATATAAAACTTAAAATACCATCATCATTTAACATTTGTATTGATTTAATTATAAATAATATGAATATATTAGGTCTTCCATCGAAATATCTATGATAACTTTTATCAACATCTGTTTTTTTCATTACAAAATAAGGAGGATTACCTATAATAAGATCATATTTTTCATCAGTTTCATATTTTAAATAATCTATATTTTTAAGATTTATGTTTTCATTATTCAGTTGTAAAATAGATTGATAAATGGTTTCATTGTATTCAATACCAGTAATCATTAAATGTGGAAATAATTTATGTAATGCGGTAATATATTCACCTGATCCACACGATGGTTCGAGAACATTTTTAGTGTTGTTTATATAGGGTTGTAATAATTTTAGATTTTTATTCACGCAGGAAGGTGGAGTAAAATAAATACCATTATCTTTTTTAACAATTTTAGATAATTCACGTGTTAGTTCCTTTGATATTAATGAATATTCCATTTTTGTTATAATATAACTTAATTAATATAATTGTTTTAATTCAATTTTTTATTAAATTATAATTGAAGAGAAAAGTAAAAACGATGTTAAAATCTAGTTTATAAGTTATAGGTTCATTCGAACATTTTCCAAAATGTGTTTTGAGGGTGAAAATTATTTATCGAGTGTGAAAAATCTTAATTCAAAATGTATGATTTTCTCTCTTATTAAATTTATAAATTTGAAAATTTACTATTTATTATATTAAATAAAAAAAAATGAAATACTTTAATATAATATATAAAATTCACATTTAAAAGCAAAGTAGTAAAACTACAATGAATATATCAATTTCAGTTCAAGAAACAAGTATCGTTTCAATAGAACTACCTGTTCCAAAAGAGAAAAAGGAGAAGGTTCCAAAAGAGAAAAAGGAGAAGGTTCCAAAAGAGAAAAAGGAGAAGGTTCCAAAAGAGAAAAAGGAGAAGGTTCCAAAAGA